TGGTAGAATGACAGGCCGTGCCGGAGCAGTTGATTCGAGAAATCTTTCTGCAGCCGGCATAGCTTTGCCTCCTTTTCATTTCCGATGTCGGTGTACAGTTGATATTGATCCCGCTGTCGCTTCATTTGATGATTTGGCTCCTGTTACATAGCGTTGAAAAGGTTTTGACTCTCATCCATAGGACGATAAACTTGACTTGCTTGCGTATTTCGCTGAGCAAATAGGGAACATGACAAAACGCAAACCACGTAGAGCAGTGACTTCTGCTGAAAAGCTAAAAGCAAGACCGGTCCAAAAGGTGACTTCTGAAGCACTTGAAGGAAGCGGAAAACTTCAACCGGCAGCAATTAGTGGTTCTGGCGTGAAGGAACTGACCGAAGAAAAGGGCAAACTTGAAGAGGCAGAGTTAGAAGTCTCAAAACGCTTGTTTGTTCCTATTCAAAAGGTCAACGATGAAGAGCAGACCATCACCGGTGTGGTTCTTCAGCCAGAAGTAGTGGACGCCCAAGGCGACATTATCAGCAAAGAAGTTATCAAAAATGCTGCGCACGATTATTTAAGAGGATACAACCAGGTAACCAAATTGGGTTTGATGCATAAAGATTTCAAGCCGCAATTTGAGTTGTACGAATCATACATTGCTCCGGTTGATTTGGTTATCGGCCAGAAACAAGTGAAAGCAGACTCTTGGGTCATCGTTGTTCACGTACTCAGCAAAAAAGTTTGGAATCAAGTCAAAGATGGAAAATTGACTGGCTTTTCTATTGGCGGAAAAGCGAAAGTCAAAAAGCTTCCTGCAAGCAAAATAGTGTAAGGCCAAAGGAGTAGAAACTTGTCTTATGAAGCAAAACAGCGTTTCCTTGACCTTAGCGTGAACGAAATCTCTGTTGTTGATAAGCCAGCAATTGAGGTTGAGTTTTTGGTCACGAAACGTATTGAGGAGGATCAAATGGAGGACATGGACCAGGACGTTACGGTCACCGCTGAAAAAAACGAAACAGGTGCCGAGATAGTATCCGTGGACGCACCTGCGTCCAATGAGGATGCCGCCGTCAATAAGGCATTGGAAAACGTTGCGGCGATGGTGGAAAACATTGCAAAGGCTGTTGGCGTGAATGCTTATTCGTCAGCCAAAGATGAGACGCAAGAAACTGCCAAGAGCGATGAAAAGAAAGTTTCAAACGAAGAAACCACCAAGGCCAAAACCAAGGCGGCAACACCGGCAACTCTTCGTGCTCTGTACGAGAAGCAACTGAAGGCCGCAGGAGTCAAAGGCGAAGCGTTTGAAAAAGCGATGAGCGAGTTTGACGAAGCAGCCAAAACGGAGAAAGAAACGACTAAGAATACAGAAGAAGAAAGCAAAGTCGAAACAGAAAAAAGTGATAAGGATCACGACGCTGAAGCTATCAAGTCTTTGGAACTTTTGGAACAAGCAATCAACAAAGCAAAAACTTTTACGCCTGGAAGGATTGCGCAACTCAAATCCATTTCAGAGCAGCTCCAAAAGTTGCTTTCCGGCGTGATGGAAGTCCCGCAAGGTGGCTCTCCAAAAACTTCCGTTCCAGGCGTTGGGATGCACGGAAACGCCTCTGCTGTTCAACAGCTCACGAAGTCTGTTGAACGACTCACAGAAGCTGTTACAAAGTCTGTCGAAGGACAGTCTCAGCTTTCTGAAAGGGTGGAGGCAATCGAAAAGGCAAGAAATCCAGCGACTGCTTTGGAAAATGAAATAAGCGAAACTTCGGAAACAAAAAAGGGTTTTTGGACAGGTGTCCTTTAAGCCGGATGGCCGGCAAACCCAAGTAAAGAAACGGTCAACCGGAAGAAAGGATCAAAGAAGATGGGAAGCGTTTCTAACGAAGCAATGATCAACACTAATAAAGGCGTGATCACAGCAGATGCCTTGGTTTCTCAAGGAAAGCTCAATGATGCGCAATCAGACCGTTTCATTGATTATGTTGTCGATGAAACTGTTTTGAAGAACAACGCTCGTGTCGTTCGTTTCAGAAATGAAAACCTCGACATCGACAAGATTGGTATCGGCGCACGCGCAGCGATGCCGAAAGCAGAAGCACGTGACCCTGGTGTTCGTCGTGGAGTCAGCACTTCAAAAGTCACTTTGACTCCCAAAGAGATCATGGTTCCTTTCGAGATTTCTGACATCTTTAGAGAAATCAATATTGAAGGCGATAACGTTGAAGACCACGTCATTCAGATGTTTGCTACTCAGATGGCAAACGATATGGAGGAAATGTACGTTGTCGGCAACACCCTTGGTCACGCCATCATCGAAAGTGATTATCTCGGCTCTGGAAGCACGACGAAATATGTCAAAGACAATTACCTCGCACTTCACAATGGTTGGCAAGAAATCGCCAACGGCGCAAACGTTGTTGATGCTGAAGGCCAGAACATAGGCCTGGGCGTTTTCGGCAAGGCTATTCGGGCAATGCCGACAAAGTTCAGAAGGAACAAGAGGCAACTCCGCTGGTTCATGTCTCCTGACCTCTGGCAGCTTTACCTCGAAAAGCTGTCCACCCGTTCCACTGCTCTTGGCGATGAAGCTGCTGGTGGCGCGAACCATGGGCCTTTCGGCATCCCTTGTGTCGAGGTTCCACTTTGGGACTTCCTCCCGCCGGTTGTTGAGCACAAAGTTCTCAACGGCACGACAGCTGTATCGCTGCTTAATAGCAACGTTGCAAATGTTGTCGTCACTCCGAGTGACCTTGAAGACGAAGCAACTGATGCTTATGTCGATGGCACTGATTACAATCTTGATGCCGCAGCCGGAACTGTAGCGCGTGATGCTGGTGGGAGTATCGGCGATGGCGACACCGTCAAAATCACTTATAGCTCCAGCCCGCAGCTCATCCTTACGCACCAGAACAACTTCATTGTTGGTATTGGTCGTGATATCCGTATCGAGAAAGACAGGGACATTTTCAAGGGAGTGGACCAGTATGCCATTACAGCGAAATGCTCGGTCAACTTTGAGGAACTTTCCGCAATCGTCAAGGTCAGGAATATCGGTACAGGCGTGTAAACTTGCGTGGGGAACCACAGAAGTTTGAAAAATTAGCCATTGTTTGGAAGGTCTCAAAGGTGGCATCATGAGAGCAAGAATTGAATTGACAGGTTGTCTTACGCATACTGCTCGCAGACCGTGTGTAAAGGGCAGACCTTTTTACACCACGAGTGCTTCTGAAATTGCATATTTTCAGTCGCAAGGAGTCTTTGCAGTAACAGTATTGGAAGGGAAGCCCCCAAAGGCCAAGGCAGAACTGAAACCTCCTGCGCCGTCAAAAGAAGTTGAAGTTGTTGAAGAAGAATGCGACGACAATGATCTGACAGTTGTGTCCTATACAAAGACCGATTTGGAAGCGACAAAAAAGGCTGACCTTCAAGCACTAGCTGCCGATGAATTTGAGCTTGACCTTGATCCAGACAGGATGTCTAAAAAGGTGATGGTTGCGGCCATACTAAAGGCTCAGATTGAACGTCTGGAAGCAAGCGAAGAGGAATAAGGCAGAGGCAACCCGTTTGAGGCGCGCACACCACTAAGCTCTTCAAACGGAATGCGCCTGTTTTGAGGAGCTAAACCATGACAGTAGAAAAACGATTCGTTGTTGTGGTTCCGGCAGGCACGGAGCCGCAACAAGTTGAAGATTTCCCAGAGGGTTGCGCACGGTGCAAACCAGGCGCATTATACGTAAGGCCTGGAAGCTTTGAAGTCACAGAAGGTGAATTGAAGCACATCCGGAAGCATCACAAGGATTTGGCTAGAAGAATCCAAGTTGTCAAAGGCCTTGTTGCTGAGCCGAAAGTGAAAAAGGCAGAACCGAAACCAAAGCCTGAATTGCCTAAGAAGAAAGATAAAAAGTAATTCAGTGCACAATTGGTTCCTTGCTTGGCAACGACCAACGGAGGAACATGGATGCTCAAGATACACACCTCAGATGGGAAAACCCACAGAGTCGATTTATCGGATGAAGAGCAAGCCAAACATTGGCTTTCGCTCTTGAAAAGCTCTAATTTTCAAGAAGAAGTCACGGGTGTTTCTGTAGTTCAAGATTGCCATGGGAGAATACGTTGCTCAAATTGCAAAAAGCCAGGAAAATTAGTTTGTCAAGCTTGTGGCCAAAACGTTCCTTCTAATAGCAACACAAAGACGGGTGTCCAATATTCTTTATCGAGACCAGATGGTTTCGATTCAGTCTTTTATGAAGTTGAACTCATAAGTCCAGAAATTGGTTCCAAAATCAGAGGTGGCGAAAAGGTTACATGTTTCGTTGGAAACCTACGCGCAACGATGATGGTTCATGCCGGCCAACCTAGTGTTCGTGTCACCTTGTTGAAAACAGGGAAACGACGATATAATCCAAATAGTGGATGAAACCATTAGCAGGAGGTGATCCAAATGGGTCTTTCACTACAAAGGATTGATTCCTTGTACAAGCCGGACACTTTTGATGACACCTTGTCCGCTGCGACGCTGGCGACCCTGGAGGCCACCGCGGTGGATATGGCAGACTTTCAGGAAGGTTATCTTTCGCAGATAAAGCGTATCATCCATGGCAATGATTCAGGAAACTGGCACGACGATATTGCGACTGTGTTTTCTCGCGTTGCGTCGTTGAAACAGCTTGCTTCCAAGACTCCATTGGATGAAAAGCTCACACTTCGATGGCGGCTGAATACCACAGACCTCACCGCTGTCCCAGCAAGTGCGCAATACATTCTTCTTGACGGCGCTGGTGAGCCGCCTGACAAGGCGATTGCAATCAACGTGACGACGAAAGGCGCTGTGAGCGCTCAACTCGCAGGCGCTGTTGGCACAGCAGGGCTTGATGAGATTGCAGGCGCAAATACTTTGAACCCCAAAAATCTCGTTGCCATCTTTGATGGGAGCACCGGTGACCCTATTCTTTCGAGTGGTCGGCGTGTTTGGGGCCTTCTGCAAGTTGGAAGCGCAGCAACTGACGGAAACGCTTTTGCAACTTCTGGCAACGACCAAGGGCAAATTAGCTTTGTTCGTCCAAATGCAACGTATGATGATTTGGAACTTGTCCCGGCTGGAGACATGGACGGCGAAATCATCATTTACGCATATTCCAATAGAAACGACATTGATTCCACCGCTGAAGATGAGTTCAGAGGCGGAATCAGCCAAGCAGACCCGCAGCAAGGTGTATCGGTCAGCCTTGATTCGGCCTATGATGGCGGAAACTTTATCGCTGCTGATGGCTCTGACATCGACTTCAGACTTTCTGACACTGTAAGTTTTGTCGTGCGAAAGGCTGGCGGGGCAGCAATGCTCACCGTCACGAGGAATGACGGCGGCAATGACATTGTCCAACTTGATGGAAGCGTGGATTTGTTCGATGTCAACGCGGCTGATTCTGATTTTGCAAACGGCGTCACCATTGATTCTGGCTCTCAGTCGATCAACGTTGGGAAAACGGCCAACGGCGTGATTGATTCTGCCTCTATCGAAACGCGGGCCACGGGTGGAAACAATACGCTGCAAGCTTCCGCAGACGTTCGGTTCATCACTGTCCGGGAAACTTCTGCGCTTCCTCTGGATGATGCAACTGCAGGAGCTATTAGCACTCTGACAGGAGGTCCGCACGCCTCTGTTTCGGCTGCAATCGCATACGCGATGACCGTGGGCGGCGCAGACCTTGGGCTCAAGGTTTTCACAGCTGGTGCAAACTATGCTCGTGACGCCAACATTCCGGCAGCGACAGTTGACCTTACACAGTACAGCATCGACATGAATACGCCAGCAGGCGTAAATGCTTTTGTATTCTTGAATGGTCGATTGCTCGTTGGCGGAAACGTTACAACTCAAAATGATGCCTATGTCGGCGATACCGCAGCAAACGGCGACTTGAAAGTTGATTTGGTCAAAGGCATAAAGACTGGTGACGTCATCATCACCATTACGCTGAAGGCATAATTGGTGTTCTAAGGTGTTCAACGGCGTGATTGGCCTTATTATGGAGGCGCAAGCGCAAGGAGCAGAGCAGTGCAGAAAGACAGCGAAAAACGAGAATACGAGATAAGTGATCCCACTTCACTCGCAAAACTGTCAGGCGTCCAGCTTTCTATTTCATCACTCGAGCAAATGGCCGTGGAACTTACAACTGCTCTTCCAGAGAAACGTGGCGTTGTTCACGCCTGCAATGTTGTTGCCCAAAGAGTCATCGATGTGTGCGCAGGCGTGAACAATGAAGTTCAAGCGGAAAGAATGACGCCTGAAGAAGCAAGGATCAGGAACGATCAAACGATAAAGATTGCAGCGATTATCAGAGAAATAGGGAAACAGAACGATCATGACTTAGTTGCCATGCAGAATAAAGCAGTTGGCTATGTTGAAGCCGCAAACGCTATTTCCAAAAAGTTTGAAGCTATGGCGCTGAAATACGAAAAAGATGAACGTGTTGCCAAAGAAGATGAAGAAGATGAGCGAGAAGAAAAGATTGAAGCACCCAAGGGAAAGAAGAAAGTTCCGAAGAAAAAACCGAAGAAAACTGGAAATGTAAAAGCCAAAAAAGAAAAGAAAGCAGATGGGAAAGACTCCTGACAGATTTCCAGGCTGTCGAGAAGAGGAAGAAATCCAACTCATTCCAGGCACTGAAAGCCCAACCGAAAATGGAATGTTTTCGTATCGTTCTGGTGCTGGATTTGAATTCTATGAAGAAGGCGCTGTCAAATCTCTAAGCGGCATAGGAGAAACCAATACAGCGTCAAACATAGGCGTGTCTGGAGTAGGCATATACAAAGAAAAAATTGGTGTTGATCTCCGTTTCAAGAAACTAAATTCTGGCTCTTCCAAAGTTACAGTTGTAGATGACGTTGGAAACGATGAGGTTGACGTTGACGTTGTAGAAGAAGAAATTAGCCATGCGAATATAGGCGACATTGGCACCAATTCGCATAGTCAAATAGACAATCACATATCGGCCACATCCAACCCTCACTCTGTTACAGCGGCGCAAGCAGGCGCTGCCGCAACGGTTCATACGCACACTGAAGCAGACATTACAGACTTAGACCACACAGATACTAGCGCCATTCACGGCAATGTCCCTGGAGAAATAAGCGCAATAAGCGAAAAGGTCTCTCCAATTAGCGCTGATATTATTATGATAGAAGACAGCGCGGATTCAAATAACAAGAAACGTATTCAGGTTGGGAACCTTCCAGGTGGAGGCGGAGGGGGGCTAGCGACAAAGTCTGGTTCTATTACACAGGTTGCTTTTGGAACATCAAATCGTGCTTCTATAGCTTTTTCTTCTTCTTTTTCAGATTCAAATTATTCAATATCACTTAGTGCTTCAAGTGCGATTGCTGTTCCTATGGTTTTTTGGAGAAATAAAGCAATAAGCGGATTTGATATATACTTGCACGATAACATCCCTTCTGGCGTTACGTTTATTGTTGATTGGACTTGCGTCAAACACGGAGAAAGTTGATGGGCATCCAATACAATGGGCATATTGTTTCAAATCCTTGTGCGCTAAAAGGCAAGGCGCATCCTGGTGTTTTCAATGATTCTACTTCACCATATAGAGTTTTTTTCGGTAATTATAATTTATTTACTCAAGAATTGAACCAAAATATGACAATTGATGTTAGAGAACCAGGCTATGAATTAGAAGCCTCTCAAGGTTTAGGGTGTGGAGCGACGATTGTGTATATTAGTGGCCTTTCAGGAAGTTCTGGGCCAAATTCTATAATTTGGACAATGTACAAATCAACTCCAATAAAATGGATGAACAACATAGTTCCGAATCAATGCCATGATGGGACAAGAAGATTGCGTTGGTTGATTGCCATTTATTACTTGAACAATACAGCTTATGGCGTTGCAACGTTGATAAACTATTAGGAGAAGAAATGGATCAAACATTATTTGGAAGGATGACCATTACAGGGTCATCAATTCATTCCGATTTCTACGATAACGGTGACTCTGGTTCTGCGATTACAATTGACACAGACAATGGCAATTATCAGAAGGTAAAATTGACAGCTGATTGCACAATAACGCTACGAAGCACAACAGGAATAGGAACAGCACGTTACACAATTCCATTGGTTCTGTTATTGGTTCAAGACGCATCTGGTGGACACGTTGTCAATTGGGCTGCATACGGGGATGGAGCAATTGATTGGGCTAGCGGACAATTAGGAGCCATAACCATATCGGCAAACGCAGAAGATTTGTTGTTTGCTGTAGGCCTTTTCGACAACATTGGATCGAACATAGATTGGATGTGTTCGATTATGCACAACTTTAAGTAACATGAAGATACACTATCAAGTAGCTTCAAGTGATTTTTTAGATTGGAATGTTGTTGATTCCAAAGATTGGACTGGCCTTGGTTGTTTGTTTATAAATGCGATTTGCGTTCAAGGCGATATATGGCAAGGCTATGATGTTTATGGCGTAAAGAATCTTAGCAATGGCGCATTAGAAGTTGTTGGTTGTTGTGATTCTAAAGATTGGCCTCCAGGAACAAGATGGGCTCGTGTTGTAAAGTATGTGCCTTTGGGGCCTGATCCTCGCCCAGAATATGGAGGCGCAATAAATAGTTACAAGATTACAGAAATTTATGCCGATAATTTCTCTGCATTCTCCTACCACAAAAAAGATTCTTTATGTTGTTTCAAGCCTTGGGAAGACTTATATTTAAATAGATATTGTTGTAAAAATGGCATTTGGTTGTCTGATAAACAATTTGATGATTTAGACAAAAAAAGGTCTAAAAGAAGTTGGCGAGAATGGGGCGAGCACCTTTCGGTTGAAGAACTGGACAAAAACGGATTGGTTTTAGATCAATCTTCATTGGGTAGAAAGGTAGAACCAAAAGGCACTCAAACATTTATTATGAGAACAGGCACATCTTTTTATTACGCGCACACAGCGCAAAAGGTTCATAGTATATTGAAGGGATTTGGCACAGAAGATACAACCGTTGCTTCTGATATAACTGGCGATGAAACATTGTTTATTTTTTGCGCCAAACCAGGTGCCCCTTGGGTCGCTCACTGGCCAAATAATGGTGTCTATAGATGTCAGATTGATGTGTCATCTGCAACTACTGATTTGGCCTATGGCTTGAAGAATTTTGGATCTTCACCCGGACACTTTGGAAGAACAAGTAAAGAACACGGAACTTGTTTGCAGGCAATCCAACAAGCTGAAGCTTCATTCACTGGTTCTGGGTTGAAGTTGGCCACTATAACAAATCCTTCTTGGTCGCTTGGTTCGCATTTCGATCAATTAGAAATACTTATTGCCGGAACAAGAACAACAGGCCATAGCAAGCAATCCTTGACGTTGAGGTTGAATAGGCCAGATGATTATATTGATGGGCCTTGGGAGCCTGTGCCCTGTGTAACGCAGGCAATGCTTGTCTTTTAGACAGAAAAGGTGAGAAAGATGAAAAGTTATTATGGATTTAGAGATTGGCCTTGAAGTCCAACATCTTTGATTGATTCAAAGCTTATCCAAGTGCTTTAGAGTGGTATGATGTCGGTTGTAACGAAAGTTGAGCCTTTGAGCGGAAATGTGAATGGTGGCAACACCGTTTACACGACGCCAGAGGTTTTCGTTCCAGGCTCTGTTCGTTTGATTTGGAACGGAAACATCTATCAGGCTTCAGACACGAGACACGGATTCACAGAAACAGACACGAATGAAATCACAACGGTGCGTGCTCCCAGAACGGGTGACGTGCTTTTGGCAATATACCAGATAAACGCTGGCTCTGGCGTTTCTCCGTCTGACGAGTATGCCGATGGAGTTCAAGATTTATCAGAATTGACGGCAATACTACAAGCAGATAGAAAAGACAGACAAATACGTCTTGTTGAAGATGAGAATGCTTTGTACAGATTCGATGTGGGAGCAAGCATTGGCGGTATAGTACCAGGTGACGTGGATGACGGCCGTTGGTTCCGTATCGGCGACCAAATCCTAACTTTTGTTGGTTCTCCGTTTCACCCGTATGGCAGTTTGCCGTAGGAGTCTTGAAGATGCAGCCAGAAGAGAAAACAGTTACGCACGAAGTTGTGGTTCATAAGGCAAATGTTTCGCTGATGAAAGGCGAATCTTTGCGTGATTACATTTCAAAAGTTTCCAACGCAGGCCGGCAACACCTCATGAAAAAGTTGAATCTCGGCAACAAAGTTGCCGTATATATGGTGGAAGCTTTCTCCGATGCCGCTGTCTTCAACGTCTACAGATACGACGACAACGCACAATCGGACAAAATAAATAGCTATTACGCTGTGCCTTACAAGCGAAAAGATGATGGAACTTTTGAAATGGGCGAAGCGACAGAGGTGATAAGCGTCACCCGGTTTGAACCCAAAAAGGTCCCAATCTCAAAATCTTCAGAGAAAACTTTCGGCAACGAAGTTTCAACCTGGAAAGAGACAGAAAAAAGCTTCTGGAAGGGTGCCCTTTAGGAGGAACGATGCCTGCCATCGCACGTGAACAAGAGAACAGAATTGACCTGATCAATTGGTTCATTTCGATTGGTGGAGTGCTTACAGACGCCTATCAGGTTCAATATCGTATCTTTGATATCTCTAGTGGACTTCCTGGAACTCAAATATTTCCAGTTACGCCTGGAGACTATGAAAACGTCACTACAGGGCCTGGCCACTTTTCCACTGGTTCGTATTATGCCTATGATAACACAGCCGGCACGGGGTGGACGCCTCTGGTTACGGCAGTTGTAGGCACTCATCGAGTTGAATGGCGTTGGAAAGCAACGTCTTCAAGCCCATTCCAAGCAGGGTTTGAAGATTTCGAGGTCCTGAATTCATCTGTGGGTGGAACATCAGACGCCTATGTCACGGTTCAAGATATCAGAGATGCAGGCCTTTTGGAAGCGGATTATTCGGATGACAAGGTTCTTGCTTCCATTGAATTATGGCAAGCCATGCTTGAACGAATTTGTCGACAATGGTTCAATCCTCGTGTTCTCATTATCAACTTCGATGGAACGGATTCAGACACCTTACACCTTGGCGTTCCGATCATTGAAATCGAATACATCAAACTGAATAATGGCCCTGTTGCCTTGGACACGGACTATTATCGTGTGTACAACGCCAGGAGTTATCCGGATGACCGAAGAAATCCTCGAATAAAGTTGAGGAATTATCAAGAATATCAAGATATATACACAGCTCCTTTGGTTTGGGGCGACCTAAGATTCAGAAAAGGCAGACAAAACCAAGAAGTCAAAGGCACTTTTGGCTTTGTGGAAGAAGATGGCCTCACACCGAAGCCAATAAAACGCGCCTTGCTCAAACTTGTAATCGAGAAGTTGACAAGACCTATTTATACAGCCCCAACGATAGCTCCAAAGTTGGCTCCGCCTCCATTGCTTGCTGGTTTGCTGACGGAAGAGTGGACAGATGGGCACAAACTAAAGTACACAGACACTTTCAAAGTGAAGGAACGTCGTGCAGTAGGTTTTTCTGGGGTGACCCAAGACCCTGAAATCATCGACATACTCAGGATGTATCGCGCACCTCTTGGTATCGCGACACCTGCACACCCGAGTCATAGCTGATGGCAATACCAAATTTATTGCACCCTGTTCCGGTTCAAATTAGCCAGACGGATGAATCCGAGACCATCTATGATGATGATATGCGCGAACCTGTCCAGCAGTGTGTGCGAGGTTCAACCGTAACAGTTTACGGGCAAGTGAAGTGGGGGATGGATCAGAAGTATAATTCAAGGCGTCAGGGCGTGGAAGAGGACAGCGACGGATATGTTTTGTTCAGGTACGTTGATTTGAATGCCGCTGGAATAACGATTAAACGTGAAGATAGATTTCTGAAGTTGGGGAACATTGATGTTGATGTTTACGTCACCGGATTGCGTCCAGAGGGACACTATTCCGATCAAGGTGGGCCTACATTGGTCAAAGCTTATTTCTCCGATAGGCAACCATCTCGTCAAACGAAAGGCGTGTAATGGCCACTTCTTTCAAAATGGACAAGGGATGGAAGAAGTGGGAGTACGCAATTACACCTCGTGTTTTTGCCGCAAAGTTGAATCACAATATGCGTCGTGCTACGGCGTTAAACGGAAAGATAGCAGAAGCCACGATAAGAAACACCATCAAAGCAGGCGTGGACCCAGCAAATGCAAATTTGACGATTATGATCAAATCGAGCAGCAAGCCATTGGTTGATAAACCAGGAGGTCTTTTTCAAGCTGTGACTTCTGTTGTTGTGGATCATACGACGGTTTTTGCTGGTGTTCTTTCTACTGATGGCGATTATGATATTGCGATTGCTCTTCACGAAGGGGCAACTATTGCCGTGACTCCTCGTATGAGAGGGATGTTTTTCTGGCTTTGGCACGCGAGTGAAGGCAGAATCCAGCCGGTTGATCTTGATGGTAGGGCTGCTGAGCTTTGGGAACGTGCCCCTGGTGGATGGGTGCCGTTGAAAGAATCGACAACTCATATAGTCATACCTTCAAGACCTTTTATTCAAAAAGCTTTTGCTGATAAAGAAATGAGAGAAAAAGCTAAACATAACTGGCAAATGGCTTTGCAAGTTACTATGCGTGAACTGGCAAAGGGCAGACAATGAGAACGATCAAGCTTATAAAAAACTTTGAGTTCCAAGAAAAGAACAGAGAAAGAATCACGCTTGGACCAAATGTTCGTTTGGTGGCAAACGAGCACAAAGTTCAACTTAAAGATACAAATGGAGTTTATCCTATTGATCCTGATCTTTATGTAAAAACTTGGGTAGCAAACCCAATAAACGTAAAACAATGGCTTTTGTTTGAATCCGTAATTGCTCACTGGTATGACGATGATGGAAGCCCGATAACAAGTGACGGATATAGGCTTGGGGACGGAACAGATGAATATTGGTGGGACGGAGGAGATTGGGTTATCAACAACACGAGTTGGAACACAGAACAAGAAATTTGCGACAACATAAACACTTTCCCTGTTTCTTCTTTGAAACTTCAAGTTATTGTGAATTTAGTTACAACCGATTCGGAATATACGCCAGTGCTTTATTCCGTCAAAGTTCTCTATTCTTCTTCAATTGAGTTCAAAGAAGATTTGATTTATCGCTCTTTGATTCCTGCCTTGAAAGAAGGGATAAGGCCAATTGCAGACTACCCTGTAAAGCTTTCCGCAGACAGCGATACTATTGATTTGAAAAACGACTTTCCGCTGAGAACTCCTTACAATGTTGTTGAAATTGATTCTGTTTTCGACAATAACTCTGATCCAAATCACCTTTTAGACCTTTACAGTTCATATGATTATAACGCACAAGTAATTACGATGACAACAACTCTGTCTGCCGGAACTGTTGTATGGATCAAGCTTATTTATGAGCCTGAAGTCGCTATAACCACTAAAAGAACATACAATGAAATTGGAAAAGTTCCTGTCCTTGTTATTTCTGATTATAACAACATTTCATCAAAAGAAGGACAGGGATCAGAGACAGTAATGAATAAAGCTACAGGAGTTGGGACGAAAGTTCATGCGCCTTTGATGCTCGACATCGAGTTTGTGCTCAGATGTCTCACAGACAAAGCTCGTGACCAAGTACGGCTCACAGATATGGTCAAGAGCTATTTCAGGAGGAACCCAGTGCTTTGGTCCAAGGGATTGGACGAGCCATATCGTTTGTGGCTTATAGATGAAATTGATCATCAAAATCCGTTGGGTGAAAGCGAAATCGACTCTGCAAGACTTAGGTTTCGCATAGCAAACGCGCTATTCTACAATCGTGGAGACGAAGTTGCGTATGCTGTAAAACGCTTTGTCGTACAGGGACCACCAAACTTGATAGTGTGAGCTGAAGGAGTTTGAAAATGGCACAAAGAAGGTTTGGCCCCACCCGTGGCGCGGGTGTGGTTACCATCGAAAAAGAAGGTGAAAAAACCATTGAACCGGCTGCACTAGGTTGGGCTGGTTATGCTGGTGTTTTCGAGAAAGGTCCTGTGGGCGAATTGAGCATTTGCCCGAATAGAACCACTTTCTTTCGCAGACACGGAAGCTACATTGATGACGGCCTTGCTCCGGATTGCGCGCAAAATTTCTACGATATTGCAGCTGGAGCTGGCGGGTTGCTTATCGTTCGCGTTACAGACGGAAATGAAGAACAAGCGGAGCGAACACTTTATCAAAGAAAAGTTGAAGGATCAGGCGCATCAGCTGAGCCTTGGCTTGTTCCTATGGGCAAGGTAAAAGCCAAAAACGGTGGTCGTTGGGGCGGAAAAGAACGTTTCTATACGAATGAGATGGCTTTGATTGGTGACCTTGGCGAAATTACGCTTGACACCGGTGTCACGACAAAAACGGACATCTGGAAAGGCGGATATGTCGAGTTGAGCGCTGTAGCGAATAAACGCTATACGATCACAGGGAATACGGCGGCAGGTGTTATTACCGTGGAAGCAGACGAAACAATGCTTACAGACCACGGTGGCGGCGCTGATCTTCGTTATTACCTTGTCCTTGAAAACGATGGAAAAGAAGTCACTTTCACAATTGAAGATGGAGAGGATAATCCATCAACTGAATTTGCTCTTAACGTTTTTGTTGACGGAGAACTTTTCAAAAAGTATTCAAATCTGAATACCAATCCCACGAGCGCCAATTACTGGGTCAGCGTTATCAATAACGACGATACAAACGATCAGGTTGAAGTTGAAGACCTTGTGACGGGAGGCCACACAGCGGCAACCAGACCAGCAAACCTTTATGGGGTGATTGATACCGTAACTGAAACGGTTCTCACAGCCAGAATCAGCAACTTTGACATCAACTCTGTTGGCGGTGGAGACCCAACTTTTGCGCTTGGAACGACAACGGATGATTACAAGGCGCAAAGAATCACCATTACAATGGCAGACTCAACGACTGGTGCTGCCGTTTCTGACAAATATGGCGCTCTTGGGACTGTGACTCTTGGAACGCTTTTTGATCCACCTAACGCAGCTGGCGGAGCAAACTTGATCAAATGGGTCCCTCCTTTCACCGTAACAGCAGGAGGTACAGCGCTCGCAGCAGCCGATACGCTTGTGATCGACTACATTCCGATGATTGCCGATCAGCTCATTGGTGGTCTCTTGTATCCGGATAAGCCAAACGCTTCTTTGTCCAAGTTCAGAATCGTGGACAACGATCACAAAACAATCACAGTTGCAACAGGCTCTGATCTCACGACAAATGGTGCTGCAAACGATGAATTCATGGTCGTTGCTCTGCTTCCACTTGCTGGAGGTGTAGATGGAAATGCAGATTTAGTCGATGCAGATTACACCTCGCAAGCTTGGGATGTGGACGCATCACCTTTCAATCGAACAGCAGATAAAAACCTTGGCCTGATCAAATTTGCTACTCCTGGAATCACGGCCACAGCCGTTCAAAAAGCAGGGCAAGCGTACGCAGAAGCAAAGAATCACCAATACAGATATGAAATTCTCAAATCAATTACGACAGAAACTGGCGCTCAGTCCTATGTGAATGATACACTTGGAAGGTCAGACTTTGTGGTTGCAAGCTTCCCTTCGTATGGCTCTGTCGCTGATCCAGAAGCGAATAACAGCGGCAAACTCAAAGAGGTTCCTCTCACTGGCATGATCCACGGTCGTGAAGCACGTATTGCAGCAGATTACAACGGATATCACAAGGCGCAAGCCGGAAATGATGCGACACTTCCAGCTGTTCTCAAGATTCCAACAGGTGATGCTGTTCTTGACGGAGAAATCCTTAACCCAGTTGGTCTTTCAATTATCAAGAAAAAGAAAGGCAACTTTGTTATTTGGGGTGACCGCACTTTGTACCGCGATTCAACTTGGAAGTGGAAGCACCAACGCGAGCAAATGAGTTATTATGAGCAGACGCTTCAAGAGAACTTTGATTGGATTGTTTTCGCGATCAACGACCCTGAAAACGACAAACAAGCGCTTGTCACCATGAGGTCTTTCTTCCGGCCTGAGTGGGTCAAAAGAGCAATTCGAGGCAATTCGCTTGACGATGCAGCAATCATAAAGATTGACGCCGAAAACAACACAGATGCAACGAGAAGTGCTGGTGATGCTTATGCGGATATTGCGTTGAGACTTGCCGACACCGTTGAAAGATTCATCATCCGTATCGGGAAACAAGGAATATTTGAATCTGTGGGCTAAGTCTTTGGCCTCGATTTGATTAGGCTTGGAGGACAAGGAGTAATAAGATGGCAACAAGAATAACAGAAAGATTTGGCGACGGTGGTGGCAACATTACCAAGTCGCATGGCGGAGAAGCAACGTTGTCCGATGCGCTCCGTGACGGAATTGATGATGTGGCGGAGCTGAGAACGCAGCTCATCGCTTTGCTCGCGAAACTGGATGCGGATGCAGGCGTGACAGATACTGATTACGCTTCCACGTTGACTCCAGCGGCGCAAACACTTACAAAGGGTTGATCCATCACGCTCATATTGGGGCTCAACCTAAGCAGGAGGAATAGCACATGAAGGGCGTGATTGAAGAAGGGCATATCCCTGTAAACAATTGGCAGCTCATCATCTTGGGCGGTCCACTTCTTACAATTACAGAGCAATCTGGAATTGAAGATGAATTAGAAACGACGGAATTGCCAGACCGCACCGTTGTTTCTGGCGGAAACAGAAAAGCCATCGAGTTTGACATCACGATGCCGGAACACCACACCGTGGAACAAGTTTTCATGGAGAGTTGGTTCAAAGAGTCACAAGACCCTGTAAGCCCAACGTACAAGAAAATAGGGACAATGATCAGCTACGACATCAACGGAAACGTTGCTCGCACTATGAGCTTGATCGGGGCATTTCCAAAAAAGCGAGTTCAATCAGACCGCGAAATGGCAAATGAAGGCGAAATGGCCACAGTGACGTGGACCATCAGCGTCGATGATGTAGAGCCAATCTAAATAAAAGAACACGGTTGGGCCTGACAAAGGTTCCAAACTAATTGGAGGTGAACCGTGGAAGAAAAGAAAGAAAAGATTCAGACCATCAAAGAAAGAGGTGCACTCTTACCTCTTGGCATCCAGGACAAAAGCGGCAAACTTCACAGGGATATATCTGTCCGTCGTTGGCGTATGAAAGAAGAAAGAGAACTTGGCGAGTTACGAGACAGGCACAAAGACGCAAACCTCGCAACATACGTTTCGATGATTCTTGCAACAATGTGCACTCGCTTGGGGCCGCATGATTTCGAGAAAATGAAGTTTGAGGAACGTTGTCTCATTCTTAGCCAAATGTTCATGGGCGATGTTTTTTATGCTTATGTTTGGTTGAGAATAAATTGTCTCGGTCATTCCTTCCCTATTGAGTTCCAGCCGGCATGGTCGAACAAGCCTCTCAAAATCAAGGCAGACCTTTGGTCTGTTCAGGTGAAATCCGCTGAAAGCTACGAGTCATCTTGTTGGGCATACAAGCTCAATGACCCGTTTGAAATCAGAGGGAAGAAAGTTACAGGCTTCAGGCTTTCGCCTCAACGTTGGTCGTCCATGGAGCAACACAACGCTGTAGGCGCAGGTTCAAACCAAGGGCTTGCGAAGTTGATCATCATCAAATCTTCTATCATTGGATGCGAAGGGATTGACGGAGAAATCATGCTCACTGACAACGAATTGGATGAGCTCAGCAAGCTTGATCTCGAAAAGCTCACGACTTTGCTCGATCAGAACGTGCTTGGCCCGGTCATGGCCGTTGAAGGCGAGTATCGAGGTAGACCGTTTCGCGCCCCAATAGATTGGGGCTATGACAGTTTTTTCGGCATTTCTTCCGTGTAAAGGACACGGAAGAAATACGCGAAGAAGTTTTTGCTCTCACGTATTGCATGAAGGGGATGACTTACGGAGATTTAGAGAATATGTCAGCGCAAGACCGTCTTTGGTATCTGCAAAGATTGCACGATCAATTGAAAGCTGAAGCAGACGAAGTAAAAAGAACACAATCATCCGTGAGAGTCAAAAAACCTTCAAGAAGAGCAAAAAGGAGATAAAAGATGGCGCTTGAGCGTGTTGGCCTTGGAGGCGTCCTGACTTTCGACAGCGCTCAAGCCGTTCGTGCTTCCGGTCAAGCGCGTGATGCTTTTAGCCGTTTCACGAGACAAGCCCAACCTGTTCCTCCTTTGATGGGGCGTATAGGCCAATCTGTTCAAAGAGCAGCCCAACAAATGTTGCAAGGTGCTAGGCAGATTGGCCGAGGCATTGGACAGTTGGCAGGAGCCGCGCAACAAGCTGGCATGGCTCTATTGCCCATGACAGCCGCAGTGGGCGTAGGCGCTGAAAGGGCTGCCTCTTTCGAGCACCAGATGTCCGCTGTTCAAGCCATTACAGGAGGAACTGCTGGCGACCTACAAACGCTCACTGCTGCTGCTCGGGCAGCAGGTATCGAAACTGCATTCAGCGCGACACAAGCTGGACAGGCCATGGAGTTTATGGCGAGAAGTGGCGCTAGCGCCACTGAAATCGTTGGTGGGCTTAGGGGTGTTGTCGATGCCGCCGCAGCAGAGGGCATTGAACTCGCCACCGCGTCAGACATCATAGCTCAGTCAACACGTATCATGGGGCGAGAATGGAGTCAAGCCTCGAACACGGCTGATATTCTCGTCAGGACAGCCCAACGCTCGAACACCGATATCATTCAGCTTGGCGAGGCAATGCGCTACGGCGGACAGTCAGCCCGTGTAGCTGGTATGGACCTTGAACAAACCTCTGCGATATTGGGACGCCTTGCGGATGCAGGCTTGAGAGGTTCAGTTGGCGGCACTTCTTTGCAAAATGCTCTAAGCAAACTCGCAAGGCCATCCAGGAGAGCACAAGAAATGATGCGCGAAATGCGCATCGAAATGACACGGACTGCGAGTGGCGGAGTAGATTTGACCAATATTTCGCAGCAACTCGCTGATCGTTTGCGCAATATTGAAGACCCATTGACAAGAACGGATATTGCCGTTGAAATATTCGGTCAACGAGGAAGAAGAGCATTTGAAGCTCTGTCTCAGGCTGGCGAAGAAAGCGTGAGCAATTTAGAGGCACAACTACGGCGTGCTTCTGAAGGCGCTGGTGCGGCAGCTGAAGCTGCTGCAACAAGGCTCGACAACCTCAAAGGCGCATTGACGCTTTTTGCTTCTTCGCTTGAAGGCGTGGCCATCACAATATTCGGACCCATGCTTGAACCGTTGAAGGATATTGTTCAAAACGTTACAGAGTATCTGAATCGGATTCTTATCGGCGTTGGTGCGATTATGGACGCTGGAGACAACCTTTCCGAAAGGTATGAAGCGCTGACTACGATTATGGAGAATGGCGGAGAAACCCAAGCAGGAGTTGTGCTTGGAATTGTAGACGCTATCAACGACATGAGGAATGCTTTCAATTGGGTTCGCGAAACGGTCACAAGCCTGATATCTAGCATGGAAGCAGCCTTTGGCGCGGACACAATTCGCCTGATTACTCGTATCGGCATCATCTTGGGGATTGCTGCTGCTGCTGTTGGCCCGGTTTTGTTGGCGGTCGGCACACTCATAGGGTTGATAGCTTCAATTGGATCAGGCATTATAAGTGGTGTTGGGTCTATATTGGGCGTTGTCTTTCTACCGCTCCTCGCTTCAATAGGTGTGCTTATTGGGTTGTTTTCTGTTATCCGCAGAGAAGGTGAAACTGTTGGTCAAACTTTTGCCAGAATCTGGGCTGTAATTCGAGAAGCAGCGTTGAGAGTTTGGGACCAAGGAATCAGGCCTTTCTATGAAGGTTTCATGAATATCATGATTCCTACTATTGAAGAGTTCAGAGTTTTGTGGCAGAATATAGTGCAAACATTTCGTAAGGAGATCAGCGAATTAGCTGCTCAATTTGAGCAGTTTGGAAGCAGCACGCAGATCAGTTGGCAAGAAGTTGGACAAATGGTTGCACTAGTGATTAGGGGCATCATCACTGTCGTTTTACAGGTCATCCAAATCATGATTCAAGTCTGGAGCTATGCCATGGGCTTTTATATGCGCTATGGCCGAACCATGGTGAATAACGTTGTCCAAGCTTTCTCAGGAGTCATTACAATTATTGGGTCTGTTGTTCGTGCTTTGTCTGCGCTTTGGTCCGGAAACATTATTGGCGGAATGACTCACTTTGGACAAGCTATAATGGACTTTATGCTTGAACCGATAAAGTCTGTTGTTCGAGGAATTGCGCAACTCGCTGATGCTTTTGGAGGCGAAAATTTAATAAGTCAAAGGGTCAGAGATTGGTCAAGAGCGACAACGCCTATTGTTCGAGGCAGAGGCAGGCCTACAGGTCGTGGTTCAGACCTTTTCACTGGCTTGTTTGGCGATACTGGTGCACCGGCAGCAAGGGTTGCTCAGCCCACAGAAATAAGAAGAGAAACAGAAAGACTTGGAGAAAGAGTCACAAGAACTGCTGCACGCGGGGCAAGGAGAAGAAACGTTGCTGGAAGCATCAGCGCTGACATCGAATTGCAAGATGAGCGCTCTATTGAAGTGAATAATGAAGTCTGTGTTGACGGACAGCAGCTTTCCGTAGCTTCACAACGGCACCGCACAGAAATAGGAGAGCGCTCTGGATTCAGAACAACGCCTTGGCAGAGGCGTGTACGGGCAGAACAAGGCGCTGCTCCGGTCACCGAGAGGTAATTATGTCGGCACTTAGTCTGTTCTTTGAAACTCGCAAATGGTACTTGAGAAATGAAGATACGGACGAAACGATAGAATCACAATTCCCAACACCAAACGTTACAAGAGAGGTAACGAATAATTATGCTCGTCATATAGCGCTGAACCGTTCAAAAGAAATCATCCAGTACCTTTCGAGTAAAAACGACACGGTTTCTTTTGAAGGAATGTTCTTTGACGAAGGAACATTTTTTGACTTGTTCACAAATTCAGCAGAGGGCAAGATAAATAAGATTATCTCTTGGGCCAAAAAAGATGATGAGCTTGGCAGACCACCTATTGTTACTTTTTGGGTAGGCAACGGGTTTCTTGAGCAGACTTCTGTAATAGAATCAGTCACAGGAATCAATTATAGCGAACCAACTTCATTGGGTGCACTTCGCAAAGTTACATTTACGATCAATCTTCTTCAGTATGAAGACTTTGACCTTGGTGGCATTTCAATCCTCGAAACGAGGTATCACAGAGCAAGAGTGCGAGACTATTATGAATTGTTGACGTACCGTGAATATGGCAATGCGCTAATTGGTGACGTCATCCGGAAACGCCACCCGGATCAACCAAATCTTGAATCTGGAGACGTTGTAAAACTTCCTTCAATTGGCGCAATTAGAACTAAAAAGGTTCAGCCTACTTCGATTGCTTTGAGTACAGCATATGGAAGGAAAGAAACACCACAAAGGGCTTTGAGAATTGCAACATTTGACAGCAGGAATAGGAAGTACGTGTCGCACGTAGTGGTTGAATAATGCCAACGCTTGTGCCAAATTACGTCATCCAAGTAGGCGGTGCCGGGTATGAAATTGACACCGGTATTCGTCGCTTGATTCAAACGGTTGAATACGAAAGCGCAGATGGCATGGCAGACGTCATGCATATTCGAGCAGTCAATCCAGGCTTTCAGTTGTCAGATTCACGCCTTTTTGCACCAGGCAACGAGGTTTCTCTTTGGATGGGTTACGGAACAGATCAATTGGTTCACGTTGGAAGAGTAAAGATTTACAAGAATATGCCGACATTCCCGCAAGATGGGTGGCCTACATTTGAAGCCGTTGGCTACACAAAAGACCACGACATGATGCATCGACAGCCAGAGGTATCAAGTCGTGACCGTGCAAACGGAGCAAGAGGCAGCCAACGTGGTGGAAGAAGATTCACGCAACTAAAGTACAGCGAAGCAGTTGCGGAACGTGCTGAAGACTACGGGTTTGAACTTGACATTGATGACACCCACGATGAGCCTTCCAATTTCATACAAAGGGCAGGAATGTCTGATTATGATTTCATCAAGGGGTTGTCAAATTTGACAGGTTTCTACTTTTGGGTTGATGGCGATGAACAAGGAACTTGGACTTTGCATTTCAAAGACCCAGAAACTTTCGATAGCGGGCAAGAAAGAATATTCACACTTGAATACAACAACGGGAACTTTTCTACTCTGTTTTCTTTTGAACCTGAGTTTCTGATAACTGGAGCTGTAACGCGAATTAGAGCAAGAGTCAGGAATGCGCGTACAGGACGAATAATGGAAGCAGAATTCACAGAGGATAATCTTGATGCTCCAGATTTGGCTTTTGAGGAAGAAAGTGGAGGATTAGGGTTTGATTCCGTTGATCTTCCAGAGATTGAATCTGCTCCAGCAACATCGACTGCTGTTCAGCTTTTCATTGGCGATTATTCGTTTGAAGACCTTACAAGTAGAAGATTTGGCACAGAAGCGGAATTGATCAATTGGGCTCGACAGTGGTTTAGAAGGCAACGAGAAAACTTTATACTAAGCAGAGGAGTATGTATTGGAGTTGAAGACATTATGTGCCGTCAGGTTCATACGATTTCAGGAGTTGGAACTGTGTATGATGGTGATTATTTCTTTAGCCGTGTAAAGCACAAGATGGATGGCGAGGGCCAAGGATACACCCTCGATTTCAATTGTCGAAAGCAAACTCCACGGGTGGCGTGATGCCAATTAGAACAGAAACAATGAGCGCCACAGTCACAGCAAACAATGATGATGAGAAGCGTGGCAGAATACGCGTAGCTTGTGTCGAATTGCTTGGAGACGATGATGCAGACCTGCCTATGTGGGTTGAGCCTATCTTTGATTGGGGCTGGTTTTTCGTGCCTGACGTTGGTGAAATTGTAGAACTTGAAGTCACCGCTTCATCTGATATGGACGAGTCATTTCTTCAAGCTTCAATCGACCAACTTAATGTGAAATGGCGAGGACAGAGGTACTACGGGAATGAAGAAGCAGACGTGCCAACCGTTATCCATCCCTTTTTCTCTGAAGAGAATTATGGGAAGAGAAGAGGATTTGCTACTCCATTTGGCCACATTATCATGTTTGACGACACTGAAGGAAGTCCCAAGGTAAATCTTACGTGGGCGTCTGAAACTCAGGCTGCTGATGCTGAGAAGATCAGCCAAATTCTTATTGACACAGATGGAACAATAAAGCTTAGTGTTTTAGGGAAACACACAATACATCTCAAAGAAAATGAAATAGAGGTGAAGCTTGATGAAGGGGCAAGCTTGAAGGTGGTTGGAAAAGATGATCAAACCGTTACAAACCTTGGCGATGGAGCAGTTGCTGTGGCTATTGCTGATCACCTCGAAACCTTTTACAGCCAACTCAAAACTTACATAGAAAACGCATTTGTGAATACAGCGATGGGGCCTTCAGCGACAATAACAGCTTCTGTTGGGCCAGCAACAAGTTGGGATTCAAAGATCAATTCCGATAAGTTGAAGGTTCCAGATACAACACCATAATGGCTTTAGTTTCTGCAACATTGGCCTCAAGCTTGGCCACATTGGAACCGACCGATAGCGTGTCTGTCGCTATTGACAGGATTGCGACTGCGTTCACGAATTATTTCGGCGGTGCATCTGTATTGGGCGCTCTTGCTGCCCCCGCTGTGCTAGACGGTGCGCCGAAATCTGCGATGGCAGGAGCTATGGGCGGCTTGAACTCAATAGGAGGAGCAGCAGGAGCCATTTCTGCTGGCATCTCCGCTTTTTGGTCCGCGTTGTTGGGCTTGGAAGCTACGATTTGGATCATGATTCCACCGACGATCATGATTCCTTCAACAACAATTCTGCCACCAGGATTGGGAGGTTTGACAGCGGCAATCCAAGGAGCTTTTGACGCGAACGTTGCTGCCGGGTCAGACCTTGCTTCGGCAGCAAATACTTTGGCAGCGGCAATCCATGGAACGCAATTAGGAGGCACGGTTCAAACCCAGGTTCCTCCTTCTGCTCCGGTTGCTTCTCCGATACTGTGAGGCGAACATGCCTGTTGGATTCGCATTGCCCGTTCGTGCATCTTCAAGCGGAGGAATACGCCTTGTTGGCGGCGACGAAAACAACGACAAATTGATTAGCCTCGCTTTGGGCTCTGACGAAAATGAAAACGCATTTCAACAGGATATAGGTCTTGGCGATTTCATGGTATTCGACACAGAAAGTCCTGCAATACGCGGCAAAATCATGAGTCGTTTGCGCAAAATATTTCAACGCTTTGAAGCCCAAAAACGTTTCAGATTACTCCCAGAAACAGTAGAATGGTCTTCAGACCAGGGAAACCAAGATTTGATTCTTCAATTCAAGTACCACGACCTAGAATCTGATGAAATCAAAACGTTTTCCAGAAAGATTGGTCCTTAGAAGATGGCCAGCACAACTATACAAATACCAAACTTTGACTTTTCAGCGTTCTATTATCCGCAAATACTTGAAGCATTGATCCGTTACAAAAGAGAAAACGTTCCAGAGCTGACGGACGAATCAGAGTTTGAACCTTCCATCCAGATGCTTCGTGCAATGGCTTTGGTCGGACACTTGAATAGTTGTACGATTGATTTAGTTGCAAATGAGTCTACGCTTCCAACGGCCCAATTGGTTGAAACAGTTCGCAATATGTTGCGGTTGATTGGGTATGAACTTTCCTCTGCTACTCCTTCACAAGTTGAACTTCTTTACAAATTATCTCGCACGTTTTCTTCCACAATAGAAATAGTTAGTGAACGTGCTCGGGTGGCGACAGAACGTTCTGGAAGCGATGCAATTATAACTGTTGAGGCGAATGCAGCTGTTTCCGTTGATCGAACAGATCAGTTAGGTGCTGCTTTTTCGTTGGAAGATGCAACATATACAGACAGAACCGCAAAACTTGTTAGCATAGCACCGGTCGATGACTTTTCACCTTGGGTCACCCCAGGCGTAGGCGACAGCCTATACTTCGGACACGCCTCAATCCTCTGGGACAAGCTCAATATCGAGCTATCTACAGGAGGTTCTGGCCTCATAGGAATTTGGGAGTTTTACGACGGCGACTGGTTGAAGGTGAAACCTGATTCGGCCACACCAGCAGGCGCGAATATCACGTTTGTTTTGAATGGACTTTTGGGCTCTGCCCAGAGACCAGGCACGACAGTGCGCGCTACTTTGAATGAAACAGGAGCCTATGAAGAGGCACAAGTTCAATGGAACGGCTCACAAAATTTTATAGTTGTTGGACTTCTTGGGCAATCTTCTCCTTCGTCTGACACCGAGGATTATTCTGTTGGTTCTGATTGGACTGAAATAGATGACGTTACAGACGGGACAATGAACCTTCAACAGACGGGAGAAGTTTCATATACAATCCCGCAATCTGTTACCAAGAATTGGGTGAAAACAACAGTAAATAACGTTGAAGCGTATTGGATCAGGTATCGTCTTGTAGTTGTTTCTGCGCCTGTTTCTCCTGTGTTTAGGAACACAAATTTGGACCGTGGGAATCAGTACGTGATCCAACTTGCCACCCAAGGTTTTACAACCTTAGACAGCCCTTTGGGAAGCTCAACTGGTCTTGCTGACCAACGTTTTGAAACTTCTCGTGAAAACTTTATAAAAGGCTCACAGTCTGTTGAAGTTGATAACATTGAGTGGACAGAAGTTGACAATTTCGTGAATAGCCAACCAACTGATCGACATTACGTCATTGAGCTTGGAAAAAACGACAAAGCAACTGTAGTTTTTGGGTCTGGGGCCGCAGGGTTGATTCCACCTATTGGAGTAAATAATATCTCCATCGAATATCGGTATGGCGCTCAAGATGACGGCAACGTTGGCCCGGATACATTGAAAGTTGATAAAACAGGGTTGACTTATGTTGACTCAATAACAAATCCTCGACAAGCAAGCGGTTGGAAAGAGGCAGATGGTTCGTCAACTGAGAGCCTTGAACGGGCAAAAATTGAAGGCCCAGCATCCATTATATCTGGTGATGTCGCTATTGGGACGGATGATGTTGAAACTTTGACAAGGTCTTTTGCGGATAACCTAGGTTCAAAACCATATGCAAGAGCGTTAGCAATTGAAGAAGGATTTGGTGCGAAGACAATAGAGCTTGTTGTTGTTCTTCAAGGCGGAGGCCTTGCTTCCGCTGCTCAGCTTGAAGAATTGGCGGAATATTTCAACGGAGACAAATATTCCACACCGCCTAAACGGCAAAGGATTGTCGCCAATCAAGAGGTCACCGTTGTAAACTACACGCCAAGAGTCATTGACGTCACAGCAGTAGTCAAGACGGAAGCAACAGCACAAGAGATCAAGAATAGACTCACACAAGTTCTCAGGCCGGAAGCTTTGAAAAATGATGGCGTAAATTATGAATGGGAATTTGGCGGTAAAGTCACAGTTTCCAGGATAAATCACGAGATATTCAGCGTTGACGAAAACACTACAGATGTGGACATAACTTCGCCAGCGTCAGATGTACAATTAGGAGACAGGGAATTGCCTACGGTCGGCACCTTGTCTATCATAGTTGTTGAGCCGTGAGGTGAATCGTGGCAGGTTTGGTTGACTCGAAAGAGAACGAAGTTTTGGATGAGCTTTTGGGAAACGCTACGCTCATGCCTGATCCTGTGTATATCGGTTTGATGACTACAGCTCCAAGCGATGATGGGACAGGAGTTGTTGAGCCTATTGGAAATGGATATGCTCGTGTAAGCGTTGACAACAATTTGACGGAATGGCCTGCGGCTGTTTCTGGTTCAAAGTCAAACGCGAATAACGTAACTTTCCCTTCAGCGACTGGCGCTTGGGGAACAATTACTCACTTTGGCATATTCGATGCTATTTCTGGCGGAAACCTCTTAGCGTATGGAGCCTTGAATACTCCCAGAAACGTTTTGACGTCTGATGTTTTCAGGTTCCTCGCTGGTGATTTGACGGTGTCGCTCGACTGATGGCAAATATAGATGCAGAAGGCAGTATTGCCGTAGCTTGTTCTCTTTCAACCGAGGCAAGTCTTTTAGGTATCTTGAACGGAAGTGTGTCGCAGTCATTTCTCGCGACAGGCAACATGGTTTCCGCACCGCGTTTATCTTCCGTTGTAGCTTTATCCGGATATAAAGTACGTTTCACGTTTGATCAAGCAATGAAAAACGATAGTAGGCTAATTGATCCAACAAATTATTTCGTAACTCCATCTTCTTCATCAGGAGTTGCTGTTTACGTTTCTTCGGTTGAACCAGAAGGCGTTCTCAATCCTACCTATGTTGATTTGACCGTGAATGAGATGACAGGAGGTGTAGGATACCAAGGCAGAGTCAACGCAGGCTTGAATGCTCCGGTCAGCCGTCTTGATATCGCGATAAACTTCTCTGGAAACACCGCTTCCTTTTTTGGCGAAGGTGAAAACCCAACTATTGTTTCGGTTGAAGCTATTGGTTCCAACCGTGTTGACATAACTTTCAGCGAACCAATGTTGGATAACGATTCAATTCGTGACCCGACAAACTATATTTTCGACAACGGGCTGACAACGATAGCAATTTTGAACGTTGTTTCCAACAGAGTAGAATTGGTCACGTCTGATCAGGTTCCAGGAATTATCTACAACCTGATGATTGGGTAATTGAAGGGGAAAACGTATGTCGGCATCCATGCAAATTGATCAAGTAGGAATTGCCGCTGGCACTCCTGGACTTGCCCGTACAGATGGCCTCGATGACGGCGCAACAGTTACGCTGACAAGTATTACTGTTGGCACGACTTATCGCTTTGAGTTTCTATGGGTTCCTTCCGGTGACACGACAGCAGTGGCTAGTCTCGCAGCGACAGGCTCACCGGAGATTTGGGAGTTTAGCCCAACTCCAAATGTGTACGGAACATATCGAATACGGCTGATTGTTGATGAAGGATTGCCGACTGAAGACGAAACAATCAGAGTTTTTGGGATAAGAAACTCATCTGGTCTACTTTCTCCTGCTTTCAACGAAAAGGCTGATGAGGGCGCTTCTTTGGTTCTTCACACTCCTGATGAAGTGGAAGGATCAGAGAATAACGAAGTTTCAGGCGTGTCTGGATTACAATGGACGGGTTGGCACGACTTTTTCACGTTGACGACAAATCTTCTCGATACGATAAACAGAACGCGATATATCAAGCAAGCTTTCAACGAACAAGAGGGCATTACACCCTCAAGCGTTGGAGCTTGGAAGCTGAAGCAAGGAACTTTGAAAGCTGGTTCTTCAGTTTACTTCGGTTCAAGCACAGGAACCCACACGGTAACAGCTAGATTGCGCAGAGTTGGAGATCCAGTTCCAATTGTTGCTCAATGGCAAACAACAAGCGGATTGTCAAACGTCAATTTGGCTTCCGATGCAACTTTGCCGGCTGATGATTGGTATTATCTTGAAATATTCAGCGGAGACGCAGCAGCAGTTGCTTTGCTCGATGGCGTGGACTTTGTTGCAGAACAGGATGCACCATGAGTAAGATCACAAGCGTAAATAACGCAAACGTTCAAGGCGCAGAAGCCATTTACATTTTGAAGGCAACTCTCAAGACAGCGGGTTGGACTGTTCCTCGTTCAAGCGATGGAACCACCTACAATGCTACTGGAGATGAAATCACGCAATCCGGCTCAGGCGCAAATGGCATGAATAATAGTCGCGCTTGGTTTGTGGTCCAAAGTCCAAACGGAGAACACCAGTGGTGCTTTCAAAGAGAAACGGACGACACAAACGAATGGCGCGTGAAAGTTTCCGCTCTTGATGGTTTTACAGGAGGAGCGCCAAGTGCAACTCAGGTTCCATCTGCTACGGACGAACAAATTTTGCATGGAAGCGGCACAGATGCTTCGCCTACAATGGAAGACTTGTTTACGGCGGCTGCTGTTCGATTCCACGTAATTGCTGAAAATGCCGCTGTTGGAACGGCAGTCCCTATTTATCCGTTTTGGGCTTTCGCGACAAACGGATCAGGGCAAGTTGTAAACGGGATCATGCAAGAAGCAATGGACCCAAATACTTTTCCAGAGCTTTCTTCAGGCACAAGAGCTGCTCCGGTAACAGGAGACCCTGACCCGTGTATTTATATGTGTCATTACAGCTTATCAAATGACGCCTGGATTCACTCTACTTGGAGAAATGCGAATCACGTTTCGGCTTGGTATCGTATGAATTATGTCGATGAATCATATGAATTCATGGATTTTGCTCACCTTTTATTCGCAAACGATCAAGGCACACCTCCAGACGCTGGTTATGGCTTTGGAAGCAATCCATATGATGGTTCCGATCAAGGTTTCCCGCTGTTTTGCGGAAGAGGATCAGGGATTTCCAATCCAGGTAAAAAAGGTTGGCTAAATCACTTGAAAACCAAAGCAACCACGAGAAATTATCCAGACACAGTGAACCTCTCAAGTGGTGCAAAGGTTTATTTAGATGACTTCTTGGTGCCTTGGGAAGATGGAACTGCGCCTTTGATATAGAGGAATGAAATGGCAAAACAAAGTAGCGTAAACAACACAGGGGTTACTGGCGCAGAGGGTATCTACATTTTGAAGGAAACGCTCAAGTTGGCTGGGTGGACTGTTCCTCGTTCAAGTGATGGAACCACTTATAACGCTTCTGGAGATCAGATAACAAGTGGTGGCTCAGGCGCAAATGGAATGGCGAATAGTCGCGCTTGGTTTGTGGTCCAAAGTCCAAACGGAGAACACCAGTGGTGTTTCCAAAGAGGAACAAGCAACAATACGTCTTGGCGCGTGAAAGTTTCCGCTCTTGATGGTTTTACAGGAGGAGCGCCAAGTGCAACTCAGGTTCCATCTGCTACGGACGAACGACTTTTGCATGGAAGTGGTACAGATGCTTCGCCTACAACGGCAACTTTATTCCCAACAGATTCAACGTACCGATTTCACGTGATTGCTGAAAGCACAGCCGTTGGGACTGCGGTTCCTATTTATCCGTTTTGGTCATTTATCAACCCAACCGGAAGTCAATGGTGTCCCACTTTTATTTCGCAAGAAGCAATGGACCCAAATACTTTTCCAGAGCTTTCTTCAGGCACAAGAGCTGCTCCGGTAACAGGAGACCCTGACCCGTGTATTTACGTTTGTGATTACTACGGAGCAACTACTTTTGACGCTTATGCCTTATGGGTCAGCAACCTCTCAAGTGGATGGTCAAACGCTACTTCTCGTTGGAGTTATTGGCACAGAATGAATTACGGCGATGAAGCCTTTGTAGCCAACATTGCAGCAATTATTGACGCAAATGGCTTGGGTGTTTTTGCTCCGCATGCACCCGCATATGGAACGCCCAGCAATCCTTATAACGGAGCAGACGAAGGCTTTCCAATCTTTACAGGCAGACCGCCAAATCTATCTCCAGTAGGTTTCAAAGGCGTCTGCAACCATTTGAAATTAGGCTCCAACAATAGGCTATATCCAGACACGGTGAATCTTTCCTCTGGGGCATACGTTTATTGTGGAGATTTGCTCGTGCCTTGGGAGGATGGAACTGCGCCTTTGCAGTAGGTAGAACATGGCCGATTACACAGGAACTTTTGTTGACATAGAAACATTTTCTGGCGTGGCCGACACTAAGGTTGGAGCGCTTGTTGAAGTGGAAACGTTGGAAGGTTTCTCTTATGCAGACGCAACAGCAACTCCTGATATCATCCAAAGGATTTGGGACACAGGAGTTGGATGGTGTCAGTATACGCAAGAAACGTTCAATCCAACTCCTGCTTCCGGAGATACAGAGCCGAATCATACCAATAATTTGGTCGCAGGAACTCATCAAAAACTAGGTGAATTTTGATGGCAAATCAAGGACCAGGCGCTGGTTCGCTACCAGCAGGGGCAGGAGGGGCAGGAGGATCAGGTCCAAGCCCTATCGGCCCAGTAGCTGTAGGCGGTATTCTCGACACCGCTCTCAACCCACTGGCAAGCGGAAGCACAGCGTCTATGCTGGGTTATGTCGAAATTTCTGCCGATGATTTGCTTCAACTTCAAATGTACTTTTTTCTGATTGAGATAATCAGGATTGAAGACGCAAATAATGGTGACTTGTTTCTAAAAAGATTTCTTGAAGGACCGCAAACCGTTTGGGAAGATATTCAGGCCAAAATTTTCGCGATAAAGAATTTATGGTCAGTTTCAGACATTCCAGATGAATATTTGAAATACTTGAAGAATATAGTTGGATGGACAGGGAAAAGAGAAAAAATAACAGACGCACTAAACAACGATACTTTGAGAAGGTTGATTGCAAATTCTGTAAACCTTTGGAAAAGTAGAGGGCCAGAAGAAACAATCACAAGTATCGTTACGTTGGTAACAGGGGCAAGAACACGCTCATGGAACTGGTTTGATTACCGTTGGGTCCAAGACGAAACAGGGCTTGGCCACGATATAAGCGGATATGACCCTTGGCTTCTTGAAATCGACAATGACCGCGAAATGAACGTGAGAATAATGGACCCTGATGGTTCTATCGACAGGGAACTTATCAAGAATCTGCTCAAATTAGTCAGGCCTTGCGGAGAAAGGTTTGAAATAACATATCTCAACTTGATCGACATTTTCAATATTGACGGCGATGATACGCAGTGGGGCACGATAAACGACGCTGGAAGCGATTCAACAACTTTCACAGTTGCAAGCGGTTCCGGAACACTTACAGATTTGACGCATAGAGAAGAAATCTATTCCAATATTGACGGAGCTGATTCTTGGTCTCAGTACATGTTTTCTGCACGTTTGAGAGGCGAGGATCATTTTGGCATAACTTTTTACAGAGCGAATGAAAATAATTATTATGTCTTTCGTCTCAACACTACTGGTGTTGCGGATAACTTTGAACTTATCAAAAGGGTTGCTGGAGTAGAAAGTACGATTGCAAGTTCACCCGTTCCAGCCGGATATATCGTTGACCCTCTGCTGTATTACATGTTTAGGGTGACGACGGCTGTCGAAGGAACAGCGACAAGGATTCAGTGCTATATAGATGGTGTTGAAATCTTCAGCGCTTTAGACAGCCAATTCGCGCAAGGAACTGTTGGGGTCATTCACGGTGTCGGCGGTGCAAGTGTCGAGGTTGACGAAATAGAAGTTATGAGTCTGCCAGCGGACAGCGATTGTGTCGACATCAACAGTTGAGGAAACATGAGCACCGGAAAAACTTTCACAAATTTCGTGTTCAAAAGGCTACTTGCCGCTGAAGATTTCAGCACCAGGTTTCTTTACTTTCTGCTCGACAGCTTCAGAGAAGTTGTCGTAAGAGTTTTTGACGCTGACGGCATATTCGATGCAAAGATAACGTTTGCCGGATCAGCTTCAAATACGGTCACATTTGCGCAAGGTGCTCCTGGTGACTTCCGAGGAACAGACGGATTGGGAAACATTTTAGGCCTTGGAGAGTCAGGCAGCGAAGATGAGAGCATTGGCCAAATAAAGGTTGTTGTCTTTGAAAACACGAACGCTGTTGATTATCATTTCTCTTTGGAATACGCGACAAGGCCCAAAGGGATCCAAATAAATCCTCGAAATGGAAGGCCAGAGTACACTGAAATTGTCCAGTCTATTGGGAAAAGCGCAGCGCCAAACTCAATCGTGGACAATGGAAGTAATTTGACTTTGGTGATTGATTCTGTCTGCGAAACTTCTCATTCTCATGCTGGAAGAAAGGCGATAATTTATCTCAACACTCCAGACAAAAACGCAATAACGGAAACGATTGCAATCGAAGAGTGCACAGTGACTTGGAACGGGGTGAATAATAGAATCACGACCGCAGCCTTGCTCGGGCAAAACTCTCCATCCACCACGCCTGGAGATTACACCGTTATGCTTTTGGGACCTAGTGTCCGCAAGGTAAATACTGTCGCTGTTTCCGGGCACATATATCTTGGAAATATCACCGGCAATGGCGGTGTTCCTGGAGCTGGAGATAACAGCAGCCAGAATTTGATTGATAGTTCATTGTCTACACTTCTTTTGTATCCAGGCGGATCAAATTGGGCAGACGGAACATCTAACCCGGCAACGACTATCATTGATCAGCTCGATAAGATAGTGGCAGACCTCACGTCAACAAGTGGTGGCAGAGGATTGGCAAAGTTGACCGCCGCTGCTCGATCAAATTGGCACGACGGAACGACAAACCCGACAACGATTGCTTCCACTGCTTTGAACAAGATAATTACAGACCTTGTGAATAATAGCGGATCAGACAGGATAGGCTCTGCCCAACTAACAAACGCTTGGTTGGATACAGATATAATTGCAGCCGGGTCAATCAAGGATCAATTGGAAGAAGTTGTTGGGGACTTGACTTCAACTTCTGGAGATAGAGGGGCAGGGAAGATCACAAATCCTGCTCGGGCATCTTGGGCAGACGGAACGGCAAATGCGGCCGCAAGCGTTTCCGCTGCAATCGCAAAGATTGTGACGGATTTGACTTCAACCACTGGAGACAGAGGACTTGGAAAGATAACAGCGCCTGCAAGGAGCAATTGGTACGATGGAACGACAAATGTTGCTGCAAATGCAGATGATGCTTTGGACAAGATTATCACAGACCTCACGACAACTCTTGGAAATAGAGGCGCAGACAAGATTTCAGCAGAGATAAACGTCAATTGGCACGACGGCCATAGTTTTGCTTCTGGAAGCATTCACGATTTGCTTGCGGCGATAGTCACAGACCTTTCCGCTGATGGCTTTGGTTCTGATCGCATTGATAGCGAAGAAATAGGAAACAACATTGTTGCCGGTTTTACGAGTGATGTCTTTGTCGTTTCTGCTGGTTCCATCAAGGATCAACTTCAAGAAATTATAAATGAGTTGACGTCTCCTACGGCAGTTGCTTTTTACGCTGCGAGGAATTACAATGTCATTGAAACAGTCCTTGGCTCCTCTTTTACAATCAGAAGTTTTTTCCCAAACAATTCAAGCGGATCAATTGGTTGGGAAAACGCATGGTATGCCGTTGGAGATGATGGCGCTGGTACAGTTTCAAATATTCGATACGCACAAAAACATCTTGGTGATACTTGGACCACAGGGCCTGCTTGGAATGGGACATTTGTGGATATTGTTGATGTCGTGGCTATGGGCGGTTCGCAAGACCGTGTAATTGCAATGGGGCACGATTCAACCGGAGTGCTATTGAATTACACAGACGACGACATGGGCGGGGTTTTCTCTAGTTCAAGTCCAAGCGGCAGAAGCGATTTGACAGGGAAAGCTTTACACCTTTGGAGTGCAAGAACTTATCTTGGAAGCAATCAGAACGTTGCCGGAACAGGGGATGTCATTCTTTACACCGATGATATTTCAGGCGGATGGGCGGTTCCAACTACAATTCCATCGACATGTCGCGGCATTTATGCCTTCGCCCATAGCACTGCCAACGATTATGTTGTAGCAGGTGGCATAGATAGTTCAGGCAAAATTATGTTTCTTCGTTCTGCTGTTGGATCTCCAGAGACATGGACTGATGTCACGCCTGCATCTCCTCAAACTGGTAGGGTGTATGACCTTGTGTATGATTGGAAAAGGAGTGTGTATTGGGCTTTGGCGACAAATGGGGAGATTTATCGCTCTGATTCAGTTGGACAGAATTGGGTAAAAAAGGCTAATGGATTGAATGGAACTTTTGGGTATATGGCCATAGACAGCCATGGCATTCTTGTTTTTAGCGATAGCACACTATCTCAACTTTTTGGCGTCACAAGAGATGTTGTGAATTATGACGAAATATCAATAGGAGAAGAAACACATTGGAGTAATGGTTACAAAAAAGTAAGAAATTATCGCGGAAAGTTTATTTGTGCATCTGGAAATGATCTCTTGGTCAGCGGGACGTTTGTGTTCGGTGAAAGCTCATTGCGATATATAGGTTCTGAATAAAAGGCAAAACAATGCCAATAGACGAAAAACCGAAACACACACCAATACCCACTTCAGAGTTCAATCTTCTCACAAGGAATGTTGCTGAAATAACAATCGGTGTAAAATCAATTACAGAGCATATTCTTCCGCCTATTGCCAAAGACGCAAGAAAAGCTTCCGATTCAGTAATCAAACTTACAAGTTGGAATAAAGAAATAGACAATCGAATAAGTAAGATTGAAAACGGACAAATCATCCACAATTGCCCATATGAAGAAGAAATAAATAAACACGACACAAGATTGGAAGACTACGGCAAAGCGATAACAGCACAAGAAAAGGACGTTGCTGGTCTTTCTCGTTGGAGAACATATATTGCCTCAATCACAATCCCACTTGCTCTTGTCGCTTTGAGCACTGCTGGAAAAGCTATCGCAGACGCCGCAACGGCTCAAGCTGAACGAGACGCACAAAGCGAAATCACCACCCGACATGAAAAAGAAATAGATGCTTTGGAGGCGGCAAGAGAAAGAGACAGACAGATTATCACCCAACAGATCAAGGCAATACCGATAGCTGTGAAAACAGCCGTTGAAAAAAGCCCAACAATCGTAGATTTGAAGGTAAAGTTGACGCCTAGATCACAAAAACGTCTTGAGTTGCTTCTCGATGAAGCTGATATTGAGATGTAAACAGGAGGAGTCATGGATTCTATGGTACAAGCTTTTACAAGCTGGCTTTCATTTGGTCCTAATATCGCAGCAATAATTGTGATAGGAATGATTTGTGAAATTATCAGACGCCTTGTTCTTGGGCCTCGAAAAGAACGAAAAAACGGGGAACCTTACACAGGCTGGAGAGAAGTTTACAACACACTTTACAAGGCGCAAGCTATTCTGTTTGGAGCGCTCATTGGTCTCATTCCGGGCATGCCTATTCCAGAGTCTTTTCATGGCGACGGTGTTGGAGGCGCAATCCTCAATTACGCTGGCAATGGGGCAGCTTCGATGCTCGTTTACACACTTCTAGTCAGCAACGCCAAGTCATACATTGACAATCTGAAGTTGAAAAACGGCCAAATATGATTATCCTCACGACAATTTGGGGCTGGATCAAGAAGTATCCATGGGCATTGATCGTGGCACTCGCTGGAATTATAGGCGCAACAGCGCTCCTGCTTTCCCGGACAAATAACGTTTCATCCCTCGATGATGCCATCCAGGTGCGAGCTGCTGTGCGAGAAATCGCCAGAAAAGAAGCACGAGCGAAAACACTCGAACAACAGGCTGACGCTGATTCCGTTGAAGTGGAAGCGTTGAAACGTGAAGTTGTTGCTTCCAAGAAACGTGTGATGGAGATACACAATGCTAAGTCATTGGACGGCAAAACTGACGCTGACATTGCTCGCCTTTTCGCTGACGCTGGTTTCTGACAGGCTGGCTACAGCTGAATGTGTTGAAGCGCAGAACGCCACACCAGAATCCACGTGCGTCGTAATGATGCGCGAGGGTGTGCGAGGAGTGTGGTTTTCTCTTGGTGAGGCCGACAACATCAGGAGGATGAGGTTGGAGCTTCCGGAACTGCGCCTTCAAAATGCAAGCCTTGAAAGGGCACTTCGGATTTCGGAAAGCAGAATTGTAGCATACCAAGAAGCAAATACATTGAGGCAAGAAGCGTTGATTGCGCTTCAAGCTCGATTTGACGAAAGCCTTGAAAGGGAAACACAGCTCAGACAACAACTTGGGGTTTGGTATAGGTCACCATCATTATGGTTGTCCGTTGGGATGGTTCTTACAACTGTTGCCTATATAGCTGTAATGGTTGCAGTATCAGACTAAGGAGGAAACTATGGACGAGAAAGTTGGAAAAGTAGGTAACTGGATATTATTCGCTTTTTGCCTTCCATATCTTTGTTTGGTGAGTTACTTCGTTGTTGCTTTGTCGGTTGTGTTGTTTCTCGCAAAGAAACCTCAAATGCTTCCATACGGCATACTTATCGCCCAATGGAGACCATGGTGGGGCAAGATTTGGAAATACAGCACAACTTTCGGGAGATCAATCATATACCATCCAAATGTAGTGGACGAGGAAACAGGCAAGATAATTTCCACAACAGAAGCACACGAGATGATTCACGTACGGCAGGCTGAAGACCGAATTGTGCTCGCTTTCTTCGTTGGCCTCGTTGTGTTCCTCGTGACCGGAAACTGGATATTAGGTCTTGCGCTTTGGGCTTCAGGTGGATTCTGGCAACTTCCAAACTTTTTGACAGCGCTACTTCGTGGCGGTCACGTTTATCGTGATGCAGAGCACGAGCGTTCCGCCTATTCTCAAACCTCACGAAGTTGGAATGCTAAAGAGTCTTGGCTAGAAGTGCACCTCCAAAATCCTCGCGATTGGTAATCGCGTACAAATGTTAATATTATTGACTTTTTTGACACACAAGTGTTTCGTCTTGTAATTTATTGGGTCCAAGAAACGCCACTCCATATTCATTCAAGAATCCACTTATCGCCTCTAATTCATCTTGACTACTGTTTTGATCATATCTATAAAAGAATATGCCAAAACTCAAGCTTATTCTAAACAACCATAAAATCACAATACAAAACGCTCCAATCAATATAGCACGGTTGCTCGAAAAGGCCACCAGCTATCTTGTTCAAGGGCACTACTTCAGTCCGGCATTTCGGAGCAGGCGTTGGGATGGTCGTGAGCACCTTTTGGTTTTCAAAAAGGGCCACTATCGTGCTCCTATAGGTTTGCTTGGAGTAATACGTCAAGAGCTTGATAAGAATGGAATAGAATACGAAGTTAAAAGGGCAAAAACGAGAAAACCTGAAAAAGTCGAATTCATTTGGAACGAAGAAATCAGATTGAGACCTTATCAGGTGGAAGCTATCGAAGCATTTTGCAAATCTCCTGACGCAGGAAGAGGCATACTGAAGATGCCTATTCGATCAGGGAAAACCAAGACTGCTGCAGGAATAATCAAAAGAATAGGAGTAAAAACTTTATTCCTTGTTCCTTCGCAGATGCTTATGTATCAAACTGCGAAATCTCTAAGTGAATCGCTTCCAGGTTCAAAAGTTGGCATGATTGGGGACGGCAACTGGGAGGAAGGCAGCATAACTGTCGCCACAATTCAAACTCTTGGACGCTTAAAAGGCGGCACGAAACAGCAGTGCTCCGGAAACAAAATGAGGAATGAAAGTGGAGTGCTGATAAAGGGCAAGTATTTGGCTTCTCTTGCTCCCTGCGGAAGAAAACGTTGTAACGGTTCACACAACTATAAGGCAGAGGAGGACACCAGATACAGACCGTTGATCAATAATTATGATTTAGCAATCATGGATGAAATTCACCACTTGACGGGTGAAGTTTGGCACAACGTATTTTCTGATATACCGGCAAAGTATCGTCTTGGTTTGTCGGCAACTGTCAATTTTGATTGCAAGAAAGAAAATGAAAGAGGTGTGATTTGGCTTCGTGCTTGTTGCGGAGATATAAAGTATGATGTTTCAACTTCCGAGTTGATAGAACAAGGATACTTGATGAGGCAACATGTTGAGATGAAGCCAATTCGGAAACCTAATTGCGATGGCGAGAAATGGTCTCGTGATTTACAGAATCGTTGCATATACAGCAATCCTGTGAGAAACAGACAAATAGTTATAGATGCTGTGACAGAAACGGATAAAGGCTACAAAGTGATGATAGTCACAAATAGAAAGTCGCAAATCAAAGATATTACAGAGATTATGGATAAATACGGCATTGGGCACGTTACAGTTACAGGGGAAGACTCTCAGGACGTCAGAGATGAGCGAGTGGATGATTTCAAAAGTGGGAAGGTCCAGATTATCATCGGAACCGTCTTTGGCGAGGGCGTGGACATCCCTGAGATAGAAAGTGTCATAATTGCTGAAGGCGGACAAGACGCGAAAGCCACGGTTCAGAGGATGAGGAATATGACGCCAATGGAAGGGAAGACTGTTTCAAGACTAATTGATTATTGGGATGATACAAACGCCTATTTCAGGAAACATTCCAGAAAAAGATACACAACATACAAGAGCGAGCCTGCCTTTATAGTCATGAAAACTTGGGAATAAAAAGACTTGCCTTCGACATGTGAATCGAGTTAGATTGTAGGTCATGAAAGGGGAACTTGCGACCGAGACAGAAACATTTTCTGAAAGCGCATGAACGGAGGATCAAAAGTTGAAAAAAACACACAAATTGGAAACAGTTGACTTGGTCAAGGCATACGATCAGCTGAGCCAAGAAGCATTCTCTGTCTGGATGCGCTTGCACATGCTCGGTGACGATAAACTTGCACTAGGCCATAAAAAGTTGTGCAGGATCGTAGGCTACTCTGAAGCACGATACATTGTCATCTTGAGGGATTTGCGCAATGCTGGGTATGTGAAGTTTCTCCCGGCTGAGAGGCCAGGCTTGCCGACGACATTATTGATGCTGAAAGTTTGCAAATTATCGGGCAAAAACCGCTTTGTCAAACTTAGCGTACAGGGTTCTGGCTGTGCATGCTCAAGTAGCCACGAAGAGGAGAATTTGAGCATCCCTTTTGCGCAAAGTCTGTTTGCCAATCTAACAGTAAATGAAAAACAATTCACAGAAAACTACCAGGCAAACAGACACGCATCTTCTGAAGATTATGAGGTTACCGGCGCACAAAAACAATTTGATGGAAATCACCAATTTTGTGTTCCTGAAGATGGAAGCGGAAACAGCGAATTCACAATTGGCAAATTCAATTATTTATGTGCGCAACATGGCCTGTCAAATAAACACGATGATAACTTGAGCATAGGAGAAAGCAATATGTCCGATGACTCTTCAAAAGGAGATAACTCCAAGAAAAAAGTAAAATTTTTGACATTTGATGGCGACATAAAGCATGCCTCTGAAACAACTCACAAATCCAAAACAAATATCAGCTATACTAGTTTAAATAGTGGGATAAATATATCTAAATACTCAAAAGAGAGACGAACGAAGAGAGTCTTGGAACGCCCAAAACATCCAGATTCTGGCAAACCGATAAATTGGGGGAAACTAGACCAATTAGGCAAGCCGGCAATCACATTCAATCTATCTGAATCGGAACGAGAGGAACTTATACGTTTATTGGTTCCTGATATGAGAAAACTAAGTTCAGAAGATAAGAAGTTTAGGCGCGCCGTTGAAAGGAAACTTGAACAAGAGTTTGTCCGGCTATACGAAAGGTATCGGCGTGCGGCTATGAGAGAAATGGGTTGGGGCACAACAAAGTATGACGTTATGTCAAAAGAAAGGAAGTATGCTTTGGCAGCAGCGATTTCTTGCGTTGTAAAAGGAGTTACACCACGACAAGTTTTCCAGTATTGGCACAAGAACATAAAGCACTTTGCCAATAGCAAGCTTTCCGTGCCGCCTTTGCCCTTTCTAAGTCAACCGGCCAACATCGATGAAGTATGTATCAACATGATGGAAGAGAAGCACTCCGGGCCAAAGAGGCATGATTCCGGCAGACCGCGTTCCATGCACACCATGAGCGATACCTCGTTGCTTGATCCTCGATTCAGAAAAACTTTGGCGGAAGTAGGATTTGATCTCAGCGGTATGAATGATGTTTACCTTGCAACGGTCCAAGCTTATGCTGTGGACGTGGCTGGCGGCCAAGTAAAAGCCAGGTTTATCCCTTCCAAGTTGCGAGAAATGGTGAAGTGGGCCGCTGACAACTTTTTTGCCGATAAGAATCTTGATGATTACATCTAATTCATCTTCAGAGTTTCAATCTCATAAGGAGATAGCAATGAAGAACAAACAAGAAGTGGGCACGTTCAAATATGAGGCGTCTATCAGAGCTATGAAGTGCCCTGAGTGTAAAGGTGCTCTCAATCAGCTGTGCGCTTGCACGGCAAGGTTTCGCTTTGAGGTGGAGGCGTTTGAATCTTGCATCCCTCGTGACTTTTGGGACATCGAAGAAAAGGATATATCGCACAACGTTGAGGCTTTTAAGGATTTCATAAAGCCTTATTGTAAAAAGCTGAACAAGGCGCATAAGCATGGCTACGGGTTGCTGCTTTCCGGTCCAAATGGCGTGGGAAAGACAACTTTTATGAGTTATGTTCTTACATGTGCAATACGTCGTGGAAAAAGTGTATATTATACGACTATGCTTCAACTTGACCACGATATAAAGGCAGGGTTCGGTGATGTTCAGTCCCAAATACGCCTTGAGTGGATGCTGACTTCCGATTTCTTGGGCCTCGATGAAATGGGGAAAGAACAATTCAAAGGGATTGATCGGCCAACGTTTATAAAGGCGCAGATTGAACGTATTCTCAAACAACGTTTTGATGAGAGCAGACCGGTCATCCTCGCGACAAACTTGAATGCTTCCTCGCTTGCGAAATCTTATGGCGACAGCATAGTTTCAATCGTTCAAGGTAAATATCAACAAGTGGTCATGGAGCCTGGAGATTTCAGGAAAACAATCGGCGAAAAGATGGCAAAGGACATGGGCTATTTGTCGTGAAGATTGACATTGAATTCGAGGAAGAAGTTCTTGCACGAGCACTACGTGACGCAATGTATCTCAAGAAAGCTTCTGGCATATTGGATGCTCACCATTTCGGAACCAAGCACCATAGTTGGGTTTGGAAGCAGATGAAAGAAGTGTGGTCTGCTTATCGGGAGTTGTGTAGCCCTAAGATGTTCGTTGCTCGCGTAAAGCGTGACTTCCTTGAGCTCGATGACAGGGAGCCATATTTACAATTAGTCAAAAAGCTTTTTCGTCTGAAGCCAAAAGCTTCTGCTGCTTCGCTCGATGAGCTGAGTCAATTCGTTCGATTTGTGAACGCACAACTGGCCTTGGAAAAGGGAGCAACCGCGCTTGAAAAGGGGAAGGTTGATGACGTTTATGGCGTCATGCAAGAGATTTCTCAAAAAGACCTTAGACCGCGAGTATATACTCGTGTAAAGTGGATTGAGGAGTTTGAGGAGCGACAACGCGAAAGGAAGCACCGAAAGGAGCACCCAGAGGAGTACACCTCAATACCTACAGGCCTCAGCAAGCTCGATTCAATAATAACAGGAATTCAGATTGGAGAAATAGGGCTTGTTCTCGGGACAACTGGACGAGGCAAATCTATATTCTTGAACAACCTTGCTTACACAGCTGTGAAATTGGGCTTCCCAACAGCATACTTCGCCTTTGAGATGCCAGCCCGGCAAATTGCCCAACGGCAAGATGCTCGTTGGCTTCAAATGCCTTATAGGAAGTTCAAGGATTATGCATTTACTCCATCAGAGCTTAGAGAAATCAATGTAAAGTTAGGCAGGATGAGACCACGTTGGAAAAGTCTTTTTCAGATATTTAGCATGCCGGTGAGGAGCGCTACGATCAACACGGTCATATCTGCTCTTGATGATGCTTACCTTGAAGATGGATTTAAGCCTAAGTTGCTCCTTTTTGATAGTGCTGATCATCTTTTGCCCACTGGAAGGTCAGAGTCTTTTAGGCTTGATCAAGCGAATGTGTACTGGGCCATGAAGGGATTGGCTGAAAGCGATGGCTATGCCATTTGGAGTTCAACACAAGCAAAACAGGAGTATGCAACGCGAACAATTACGGCTGAAGGTGGAAGCGAATCATACGACAAGGCGAGGATTGCTGATGTTATGGTTTCTTTGAATGAACCTCGCAAGTCAAGTCGTGCTACTAAGATTGTCGATGACGATGATGACGATGACGGCGAAAGTTTGACGCCTACAACCAAGGGAAGCTTCCTTGAGCTTTTCCTTGCGAAGTATCGCGATGGAATGAGTAAAGTAACAATTCCTCTTGACGCTGAGTTTGAAAAGATGATCATACATGAGGTTTATGTAGAGTAATGTTTGATCTAGTAGAATGGGTTGACGCGAACATAGACCGTGCTCGTCCATCAGCTGGAGATGAGCGGACAGGAGAGTGCCCGTTTTGCGGCAAATATGGTGGTTTTTATATCAATTGTAGTGAAGATGGTAACGGGCCATGGGTGTGCTTCAAATGTGGAGAAGCATCAAAAAGCGTGATTCGTCTTATCGCGCACGTGGAAGGTATCACGCCTCAAGAGGCACGTGCTTTCCTCCTCAAATCTAAGGTTGAATTCAGAAGGAAAGAAACTGCCATTTCTCTTCTCGATAGGATCAAAGCGATAAGAGGAAACGAGGACATAGATTCAATTGATTTGTTCGATGAAAAGGTTGAAGGCGGATTGCCTTCTGAATTTGTTCCTGTTTGGGACGGGAAGAAGTGGCGTGTTCCTGTTTATATGAGCAAAAGAGGATACAGGAGGTCAATCCTTCGAGATTGGGGAGTTGGTTTCTGCAACAGTGGAAGATACGCAAGGCGCGTCATCGTTCCTCTTGAGTGCCCAAATGGCAGGAGCTTTACTGCCCGTGATGTTACAGGTGAACAAAAGCCAAAATATTTGAACCCAGAAGGCATCGACCATAGGCGTTTGTTGTTTGGCTGGAATAGTGTGTCGAATCATTCCGGTTTTGAGCTGGTGGAAGGACCACTTGATGCTATGAAGCTCGATCAACACGGGTTGCCTTCGATGGCCATGGGCGGAAAAGTTCTTCATTCCGAGCAATTGAATATGTTATTCAAAAGGCCTAGTTCTGTGCGGGTCACGGTCATGTTGGATCCAGAGGCGTTGAAGGAAGCGTATAATGTAGCGTCACAACTTATTGTTCATTTTGATCGTGTTTATGTAGCCTATACGTTGCCTGACGGCGTTGATCCAGGCGATACGACCAGGGCCCAGGCACGAGAAACGCACAATAAAGCCTTTAGATACTCTGGAGAACGGGCTGAGAGAGTGCAGGTTGTAGTAAAAAATGCGCGCCATAAGTTACAGAAAATATTTGAATAATTACATATAAGGGAAAAAAAGTTGAAATCAAGGCAAAAAACTTCTTGACCTTTGAAGCTGTATGGCATTATCCTGGATTTATTGGCGCAAACAAAATGGCAAGGAGCAGTGACGCTATGCCATCACCAAAAGACTCCCACGATAGCAGAGGCAGGGCAAAGGTCAAGTGCGAAGTCTGTGGACTTTGGTATCATCGGCTTGATGTCCACATTGCCAAGAAGCACGGAATGAACGTCGAGCAGTACCAAGCGACGCACCCAGGGTGCCCAACCATCAGCGAGGCAGCATCCCAGGCAGCGTCATCCGCAGCGGTTAAAAAGGCGTCTCACGCCAAAGTAGTCAGAGAAGCGAAAGAGGAAACGTTCAGCGGAGACAAGGACACGTTCCGTATCGGCGTGGCACGCCTCAAGATGCGAAAAGACCTCAGCGAAGTAGACAAATTTCACGTTCCGGACTACGACCCAAAATACAATCTCGGCATGATGGAGAGAGAGAATTGGGAATATATCGCTCTTGGCGTTCAAGATAGTGAAAACGTTTTCATCTCCGGTCCAACCGGGTGCGGTAAAAGTTTGGGCGTTCTTCAACTCGCAGCAGCTCTCAATCAGCCTGTGCAGCGTATCAACCTTCACGGTGAAGTCAGAGCTTCTGACTTCGTTGGTGATAAGACTGTTGATGTTGACCCTGAAAGTGGACAAGCCGTTGTTGTGTGGAAAGATGGCATTCTCCCTAATGCTATGCGCAACGGCCACTGGTTGCTTCTCGATGAATTGGATGCTGCGCCTGCTCACGTGCTTTTCGTGCTCCAGTCTGTTCTCGAAAAGGGGATGCGCCTTGTCCTTTCAAACAACAACGGAGAAATAGTAAAGGCCCACGAAAGTTTTCGCATTATCGCAACGGCCAACACTTTTGGCAGAGGCGATGATAGCGGAATGTACGGCGGTACAAATATTCTCAACGAGGCATTTCTTGATCGTTTTGGAATCGTGATTCTCGTTGATTACCCTGGCGAGTTAACCGAAAGGGACATCATCGTGGAGCGCACTGGCTTGAATGGAGATGATGCTAGTAAGATGGTCAAGATTGCTCATGATGTTCGGAAGGCTTTGGAGAATGAAACGGTTTTTTGTTCTTTCTCGACAAGGCGTCTTGTCGCATGGGCACAAGCCTCTGTTCGATTGGGAGATGTTAAAAGGGCAGTCAAAATCAGCGTAACAAATAGGTTGAGCGCTGAGGATGCAACATTTATTTCTGGATTGGTCCAAAGGTATTGGGGGTGATTAGATAAATCTTTCCAATAAAACCTAATAAATTCACAAAGTAGCAAAAAAGTTTGTTTTTTTGGTAGAATTTTTTGGCAAATTCGTTTATGTTTATCTTATCGGCAACAAATGATGAGGCTAAGGATGAAATTAAAGACCAATGCTCGCAGAAACGCACTTGATGGCCCTTTCACAGCGATAGCAAGGGCCCAAAGTCGTTCCTGGAAAGTCAATATCGTAGCTTCCGGCAGCGTTCTCGCAACAGATGGCAATACTATATATTTTCCATGGAATAGCGATGACATCGACACTATTCCTTTCAACGTTTTGAATGGATACCTTGACCATGAGGTGGGGCATATCGCAGAAGAAAGGGAGCATGCTATAGACGGTCGTGAGACTCCTCTTGAAATCGCAAAGCGTCAAACAAATATCACAAAAAGAATGCTCCTCAATGTATACGAAGACATTCGTATGGAGATAAAAAGGGGCAAGATTTATCCTGGAGTCGCAGCAAATCTCAAGGCATCTAACGAGCACTCCGTTGGCACCTTTATAAAAAGATTTGGTGATGGCGATGGCATGGAAAAGGCTAATTTCTGGCACACTTTAGGGTGCGGGATCATCTTTGCCGCTAGGGAACTTGACACCTTTTGGCTTCCAGAGCAGTACGCTCCGTTCATGGAAATGCTACAGCCTGAAATCGAGGAAAGTAGGCACGTGGTTTGGGCCCAAGACTCGATGGAGCTTGTCGAGAGAACTTTTGAAAAAGTCCGTGAACTAGCTAAGGATATTGAAGATTGGATGGAAAAGAAGACAGCTCTGAAGAAAGAAGAGAAAGGCGAGTCAGAGTCAAGCGATACAAAGGGCAAGAGTGAAAGCGACACGAAGGATGAAGGTGGTGTTGGTGGCCCTAGCGAAGATGGTTCTGACGATGCAACTGCCGAGGATGGTGATGGTGCCTCTGATAGCGCTGAAGGTGGCGATCAGGAAGTTGGTGAAGGCGAGGAAAGTGCTAGCGGTGTAGAGGGTGGTGTCAGGCGTGGCGATAACGCCGAAGGCGATACCTCGTTTGGTTCACCCTCTACAAGCGCAGAGGACACAAAAGAGGACATGTCTGAAGGCAAAGAAGAAGTGCCATGCGATGGCGCTGAGAAAGCCGCAGAAATCACAGCTGGGGCTTTTCAAGATGCTGACACCGATGACATCATGTGCGAAGGCAAGAAAGAAATTGAAAAGGCGAGCGAAGATCTTTCTACCTTGCGCGGTGGATACAACCCCTGCCCCTCTGCCCTTGAGGCTGATCAGTGGATCGTTCCGAAGAAGGGTGAAGAAGCAATTTACAATCAGATCAAGAAGCAGGTCCAGCAGCAGATTTCTGCACTTCGGTCCAAGTTGATCCACATCATTCGCAGTCGGGCAATTTCTCGCGAGCAATACGAGCAAGACAATGGGAAGCTTGACACTTCTTCGCTTTACCGCTTGCGCTTGGGCAGTAAGCAGGTATTCAGCAAGACCGTTTCAGGGCAAATGCTTGACACCGCAGTCACGGTGCTCGTGGACCTTTCTGGCTCGATGGGCGATTCAAATTTTGCCTATTCCAGAGCTTGTTACGCTAGGATGACGGCTGTTGCCCTTGCAGAAACTTTTGAATCAATCAACGTTCCTTTCGAGATAATAGGGTTTCACAACAGCTACGACATCCCTTTCAAGCCTGATCGCAGTGGAGCGTTCGTGAATAGACTTCCCTTTGAGTATCACGTTTACAAGAGCTTTGAAGAGGTCCATCGCTCCGTTCGATGCCGTCTTGTTGGGATAACAGGACGGCAAGAGAACGCTGATGGCGAGGCAATCGTGGGGGTCGCAAGGAGATTGGTTGTTCGTCCTGAGAGTCGCAAGCTCATGTTCGTTATCAGCGACGGAAAGCCAGTCTGTCCCGGATTGAGTGATGAAGTTGGCTCAAGACATTTGATTGATTCAATCAAAAAGGTGCGAGGGGCAGGGATTATCCTTTTTGGTATCGGAGTGCAGCATTTGGATATCGTGCGTTACTATGGCGTAGAGCACAGCATTTGCGTGGACAAACTTGACAAGATGGCCGAAAACATTTTCAAGGTCGTGCGTTCCGTACTTATCGCAGGCCTCAAAAAGGTGGCGTGATGGTCGGCAAACTTTCATCTGTTGATCCTCTTGTCCGTGAAATGTATGAAGAAATAGACGCAAAATTTCTTCCATACATCAAATCTAGGGTGTCATCTCTTTCTGGTGTTGAATTCGATGACGCCGTACAAGAAGCAAGAGTAGCTTTGTTGACCGCGTTGCACGATTATGACTTCAATCGAGCAGGTGGTGATTATCTTCCATTCATGAAGATTGTCCTTCTGAATACTTGTCGCGGTCTGTGGCTGAAAGAACGTAGGCGCTCAAAAACGCCTTGGGTCGCAAAACGTGATGGCGAGGATTGGGTTGAAGGCCCATCGAGACCACTTAGCATCCAGCAGTCGAATGATTGCGATGGTCAACGTTTGCCTACTTATGATGCCTTGCCTGATGAAAACGCGATTGGCGGAGACCACATGATTTGCCATGAGCATTCTTCTATGCGGGTTGAGGATTTCAAAGAGGTGCTTGAGCAGAATTTGAGCGAGTTTGAGCTGGAGGTGTATCGCTGTCGTGTGGATGCTCCCAAGGCTTTGATTGAGCAAGTAAAGGCGGATGATGGTGACGTCAACAACATAGGTGTTCTTGATATTGCTAAATTTCTTGGCGTTGGAAAGAACAAAGTAGATTGGGCGCTGTATAAGATAAAGTCTGCATTTACAGAAGTTGCTGAGAGAATACGCTTCAGCGATGTTTTTGGGGACTTGGTAAATAGCTCACAATGGCCCGTGGTCCACGTCAGCAAAGGATTTGAACGCAATAAAGAGTTTGTTCGGAGTATTATCAAGGACCGAAATTTAAGTGGTCTCGTCCTTGACGAGATTTCCGAGGAGTGTGAAAGCGGTGCGCGCACTATCATTTCCTATAAATGGGGCGTTGTCGTCTATATCGAGAGGGCAGAAACATGTTGGACGGCAGTCTTGGAAGGTTCATTCAATCCTCGCAGCGGTGATTTGTTTGGTTCTTGCGGAGCAAGGAAGTTGCTACCGATTGAGGGCTATGGGCAGTTGGCAAAAGATTTGGCAGATGCAAGGAGAAAAGGGATGGCTTCTGTGAACGACGACAGTCAATATGATAGTTTGAAGGTTTTGCCGCATTGTATAAGCGAGTACGAGAAAGGAGATTTGGTTTGCGACGGGGATGAAAATGCAGAGTTTGATCCCTGTTGCGTCCACAGAGACAATTGTGTTGCTCTCCAATTGCGTATGAAGCAAAAGGGGATGAAAAAGGAGCAGTACGTTGTCGAGAAAACAGACTCAGCTGGCACACCATATTGTGCGCCGAAAAGCTTGATGAGTTTCGGCAAGATTGTTTCCGGCACGATTCGTAATTACGGTGTGCGCGACGGCAAGGCAACTCGCACCCCCAAGGCTAGGCCCAATAAAAACTCAAAGGCAGTTTCTCGACACAAGGAGTTGGTAGAAAAGGCCACTTCTGTTGTCGTGGCACGGTCAGAGGGTGCGACTATTATGGATCCTTGGTATGAAAGAGCTTTGGAAATTTTGTGCGAGAAAACCGGTAGAACGTTTTGTGCAGGCAACGATCCAAGCATAGGACAGTTTTATGCGAAAGACAGGCGTGCCAAAAGCGGATATGTTGGCGTGTATTGCAAGACGGAAAAGGGCAGGCATGTGGCGTTGTTTCTTCTCATGTACAAGCCTCGAACAACGACTATGGATTTCAAATGGCCTGTGTCTGTCGATGGATTCAAAGGCGTGGGAGAATCAACGATCAAATTGCTGTCTCCGGTCAAGCATAGTGATGGTGCTTTCGTTTCTATTTCAAAAGGTCTTGACGGGGCAGGAGTATCTCTTGCGGCTGAATCCCTTTCTCGCATGATTTCAAATGGCACAATAGTGCTTCCTTGATCATATAAATCTTTTGGAGGTTTTTTCGGTGCACGGTGACAGAGACTCATATCACGTGGCGGCACCGGGAAGAGATAGAGAGGGGTGTCTCGTCCATGCAATACAGGAGTACAGAAGAGTGAAGTTCGGTGACGATGTAATCTTGCGCCGGGGTGGCCACCCTGACAAGCGCCCTGGTCAGTTCAGGGATGTGAGGGCCCGCTACATTGGCGCAAGGGGTCACGGGATCTACTGTGAGTTGCTGCAAGACGATCCAGACGCTGTTGTCCAACCTAAGACAAAGGGGGGCAAAGGATGGTGGTCTCGCAGCATCATGAGGAGAGGTGATTCTGATCTTGATGGGCCGCCAGAGAAGAGTGATGAGTAAACCGAGACTCGAATGTGCTGACTGCGGACATCACATTTGGGATCGTAACATCAAAGAGTACCTGGAAGCCGTGAAGAGGAAGCGGGATGAAGAATTTATGGAAAGAGTAGTGATAATTGGCGGAGGTGTGTCTGGTCTCCTTGCGTCGTATGTTGTGAAACGCTATGGAAGAAGGGTGAAAGTCATAGAGGAAGCAAAGCCAGGTGGCGACTTTCTTTTGGGAGGTTTGAAGTATATACACAGAACGGTCAGAATGGAAGGTTTATTCAATGAACTTTCACTTCCATGGAGCCATTATAGGGTCAATGGCGGAATAATGCTGAAGGGGAAAGTTGAACCATATCCGAAATGTCTTCAGTTTATGAGTAAAGAAGAAGCAATGAGGATACAAGAAGATCATTACAGAAAAACGAGAAAGTCAGAGCCTGGAAAGTTTGGATCAAAGGCCATGAATGATCCGGCAGCGAAAGTTTCTAGGCGGGCAATTCGTTGTGACTTTGAAGAAATGATTAAAGAATTGGCGAAAAGAGCAGACATAGTCAAAGCTCGTGTTTCTTTTATTGAGTCAAAAAGAAATAGGGTGAAAACATTTGATGGTGAGTTTATCTATTATGACCGTTTGATCGTAACTATTCCTCTTTGGATTGTTCATCATATTGCTGACTTTTATGTTCCGCAAGGGATGGCGATGTCTCTGAACATTTTGGATGTTATTCCAAATAGAGATAGATATGCTCGATGGGATTACATTTACACCCCTTACACTCCGTCAAGCGCGGTTCATCGTTTGAGCCCAAGTGATCATGGATATAGCATCGAGATCAATGGTGATTGGGCCCAACAAGAAAGAGCTACGTGTAACGATTTGGCCTTTCTTTTCCCTGACGGGTTTGTCGTTCGTGGTGCTAAGATTGGCACAAAGGGGCATTTGCTTGAGCTCGTGGTAAAGCCTGATTGGCCTGAAAATGTTACGCCTTTGGGCCGTTTCGCGCAATGGGATCCACGAGCAACAACTGATGTCACTTTGGACAATATTCATAAGATGGCAAAGGGCTGGGGATGGAAAAAGATTCCTTATTGAGAATGTGGGAGATTCAAAAGCAACAACAAGCTGATCTTGGTCTTGATCCTCGTTACATGAACGGCGTGAATAAACGTGTTGCCGCTGGTGAGTTGATACAGGGGCTGTACGAGGAGTTGTCAGAGCTTCAACGGTATGCCTCGACATATAAGAGGCACATTCTGTCGGTTGAAGGCGTCAACAAAGGGAATGTCACGGAAGAAATCGTTGACGTGTTAAAACTTCTCATTTCGGTGGCCCAGCTCCATGGCATTTCTCCGGTTGATCTTGTGAGCGCTTTTGAGAGAAAGACACGAGTGATAGCAGCTAAGGCAGAGGGGCAACGGGTTGAGTTGTGTGTAAACACGAAAGTCCTCTGCGTGGATATGGATGATGTCATCGCTGATCTTTCCCCTTGGGTGAAGGAGCAACAGGAACTAAGAGGTGATGCCCCGATGAATGCCAAGACTATGCAGTTGGTGGAAGCGTGGAAAGGTGATTGGTATCGTTTAGGACGTTTTTTGGAATTGAGGCCGATTGAAGGCGCATCTACAGCGCTTGGCGTTGTGAAAAGTTGGGGGTGGAAAGTTATCATTATCACGGCAAGACCGCAATGGCAATACAAGCGTATTTACGCAGACACTCTTGAGTGGCTTCGGGCGCACGAAGTTCCGCATGATTTGATACTTTTCAATAAGGACAAAGTTGAAGCTATATATGATCACATATCTCCTGCTTGGCCGGTTGCTTTTGTTGAAGATCAGGAAAGAAACGCTGTTCAACTCAGCGCGGCTGGAGTAAAGGTGTTATTATTCGATACGGAACGCAATCAAGATTTCGTGTTGCCAAACGGCGTGCAAAGGGTTGCGAACTGGACAGAAGTTCTTTTAGCTTTGGAAAAAAGAAAGAAAGGGGGGCGCCGATGAATGAAAAGCCCAAAGTCACCTTGCTTACTTGGACCATGAATCCTTTGGAAACGGTTTACTCTGTTTGGCAAGCCTCGAAAAGCGAGGATGAGCTGGTTACGCCTTTCAATGTGAAAACATCAGTCTCGCAGGAAGAAGTTGAAAGACTTTTCAGGGCTGTAATTGCCCAGCGTATTCCGATTGGGGAGCATGTTGATTTCGTTTTCATGCTTGAAAACGTCAGTGTGAGTTGGCGCGAACAAGCTGTGCGACACAGGATTGGAACGCTTCCAAGCCCAGAGCGTGTCGGCGTGGACATTGTCATGGATCAAATTCCAGATTTGCCGGACAGTTCATTTTGGTCGCAGTCGATGAGAATACAAAATATGAGCAACTTCGCCAGAAAAGGCGCTTACAGGTTGCCTGAGACAGTTATAGAGGCAGGGCCTGAAATGGTTTCTCTTTATAAAGAAACTATGAGGTTGATCGAGAGGACATATGCGGTTTTGGTTGAAGAAGGTGTTCCTATGGAGGATGCCCGTGAACTTATTCCTCTTGGCGCCCAACACAGAATTAGTTGGCGGCTCAATATAGGTTCCCTGCAACATATCGTTGGGAAGCGAGGGTGTTGGATTCTCCAGCTTGGAATTTGGGGGCCTGTGATTACGGGGATGGTCAACGAATTGGCGACAAAGGTCCATCCGGTTTTCAGAGAATTGGTTGCGCCTCCTTGTTTGAAAGGCGATGAGTTTATGGGGTGTATTTACCATGAGGAGTGTCGCAGGCGTTATACTGGTGATGATGCGCTTCCGCCTTGCCCGCTTCATCTTACCTATCATGAATTGCCTGCCAAGGGGTTGGAATACGTTGAAGCACAATTCTTATATCCTCGTATGGAAGAAATGGAGGAACGAGCGGAGCAGTATCGCGTTTTTTGGGGCAGAGATCCGTATACAGGAGAAAGGTTGTGTTAGATGGGACGAAAGATTCATTGGTCTGGCGGGGTGATGTTGTCTATGGTTAGGATGCTTCGTGGGTATCCTTGTTGCTGTTCTGGAGACAAGGCGCTCAAAATCAGGTCTTTTGGGAACCAAACAGAAAAACGTGAAGACGTAACATGCAAGGATTGCTTAGGCATTCTAAAAAGGCAGGATAAGTACCATGAAGATCACAACTGTTGATTTGGGAGGAATATGCGTGGCGAAAGTTGTTGATAGTCGCACAGGAGAATTTGATCGTGCTCGTATTAGAGATAATGCTCCGCATTCGCATTATGCTCTTGATCGTGAGGATATTCACATTGAGCTTGCTGCCTTTGAAAAGGTTTGCAGGAGAATAGGAGAGCGTAGTGATTGGACCGTATTCGAGCCATTTGGTGGTTCTGGTTGGCATTCTTCTTTGATCAGGCGTTTGGTTGGTCCAAGAAAGCAATTTGTGGTTGATATTTCAAAGGATTGCATTCGTTCTGTTTGTGCTGGTTTGAAAGGCAATCGTGGTGTGATTGCTATTTGCGGAGATGGCTGTGATTACCTAAGGCATTCCAAGTGGAAATTCAATTGGATTCACGCTGATTTCAATATTTGGACGGCTGAAGACATGAGTCTTGACCCTGAGTTGCGTGGCACTTGGAATGCTCTCTTTGAAATGGCAACGGATTGTATTACTTTCACGGACACTACGCATTATCACCTGGCTAATAGTCCTGTTGTGTATTGGTATGATGAAGTTGATCGTTGGATCAAGGTCACGAAGGGTTGGAAAGTTGATTTCGTGTTCGATTGGGGGCCAGCGGCCATGCATGTGCTTTCTCCTTTGAAGGAGAAAGAAAAAGAGGTTTTCGCAAAACCGCTCATAGTACAGGTCAGGGAACCTATGAAGGTAACAGTTTTGAGAGAGGAGAGCAGTGATGAGTAATCAGAATGAAGACACGACCATTGACACTATGGTATTCAACAAGCGTTTGATGAATAACATTGTCAGACTTCCTTTTGAAGTTGAAACAGCTCGTGGTTCTGCTATTCGTACTGTTCAGGGGCACGTTTTGTTGGATTTCTGGGGCGATGAAGGCGTATGTAGTCTTGGATACAACACAGAAGAATACAGAAGGATAGTGGATAATTTTCACAGCAGTGGACAACCGCATCAGTTGCCAGATGTTTATCCCCAGACCTCCAGATTCAACGCAGCAGAGAAGATTTGCCAGATGACAGATATGGACCGCATCTTTTTCGCAAATAGCGGTACAGAAGCGAATGAAGCAGCCATCAAAATTGCAAGAAAATTTTGGTGGGATAAGTATAGCAATATATATAGAGAAGGAAGAATAAAGTCAAATAAAGCGTACGCACGGCGGCATATAGTTCTCACAATTGCCGGAAACTTTCATGGCAGAACTGGGCTAAGCAGCGCGGCAAGCGACCCAAGGGTCAGTCCGTATCACCATTGGGGGTTTGGCCCGAAGCCAAAAGGTTTTGGCGTTATCGACGATAAGACTTTCCTTCAAGTCGTTACAGACGGCGATGTCCATGAAGATTATCCGATTGAACCTGATTGGTCCAACGTTGCTGCTGTGATTCTTGCTCCGGTTTTGGGAAACAATTTGGTAAAGACATATTCTAAAAGCTTTTGGGAGGAACTTGGAGCTTTGAGGAAGAAGCACGGATTTCTTATTATCCACGATGACGTTCAAGCCGGAAGCGGAAGAGCAGGTTGGCCAGCAACGTATCAAGGGATTTCTGTCTTTGATTCGAGGTTTGAAAGCTTGGTCAAACCAGACATATTGTGTCTCGGGAAAGGCATGGCTCTTGGCTATCCAATGAGCGCGATGCTTGCCTCTGAAGAAGTTGCTTCCGCTTTTACTCCCGGTGTCCACTTCAACACTTTTGGAGGCAGCCCTTTCGTTTGTTATCTTGCCGAGCAATATTATAGTTGGCTTGAATTGGAACTTCCGAAAGTCAGAGATTTGGGCGAGGCAATTCGTTTGCGTTTCTCTGAAATGGCCTGGATCAAGGAGCATGACGGGTCTGGTTTGCTCAACGCTTTCACGCCTAATTTCGGGAAGTATGGATATGATGGTTTTGAGTTTTGTCACAAGGCTCGTGATTTCGGCATTAGCATTGTGACCCATCGACGATATGGGCCAATTCGATTCACGCCTCCAATGAACGTTGCTCCTGATGAGATTGCTACCGCCTTTATTGCGTTGGAAAGAACACACAAGTTTTTGACAAAAGAACACAGAAGCTTTAGGTTGGAGGATGAATAGCGTAGTGATACTGGACGGGTTGAATGCAAGCGGAAAGACATTCTGCGCGGAAACGCTTTCTGAATTGCTTCCAGCCCCAATAATACGTCCATTTAGAGAAAACAATGAGCATCTTGGAAGAGAAGATAAAGGCGCTCAAGAAAACCTACACAAACTTGGCATCCCGGCCAATACGTTTGTCGATGATGCTTATACGTCTGACTTTTTGGTTCAAACAGGAGTAAGCGCTGTTTTGGACCGTTCTATGGGTTCTGGCATTGCCTATGGCCTTCTGTACGGAAACATTGCGAATATGAAGCACGCCAGAGAATTGTTGTCGCTTTGGCAAGAGAGCATCACGAGGTATAACGGAAACATTTTGTATGTGTATATGATTGCTCGGAAAGAAGTCAGGAAGAAAAGGTGTAAAGCTGAAGGAAGATGGCACCCTAACGCTTCACAGGACAAACTGCTTTATAAAGTCTTTGATCTTGTTTTTAGGTGTATTGAATTTGAAAAGATATTGGTTGATTCTTCCGATATAGCCCAGGAATGCATTGGTCCGGTTGTTGCGAAGAAGATAATCAAAAGACTGAGGTGATTCATGTTTAAGTCGTTAGAAGAAATGAGAGAGCAACTTCGCAGAGGGATTGCAACCAGGTGTTCAAAAGTGGTGGATTCAAGGGAAGATTCAAGCTCTGGAAGCGAGACAATAGCTGGGCAGATGTCTCTGGTTGGTGATCCAGTTGCAGACTTTGAAAACGCAGACACGCGCTTGTATCTTGATGAGGAAGAAGAAGAAAAGGAGAAAGGTCCATGGAGCGGTACGCTTCCTGCTGTTGTGAAGCACGTTGAGGAGAAGTATGGGCCAATAAAGGGCAGACACGTTGATATTATTGTTGTTGATGATATCATTGTCGATAAAGAAGATATCAGAGCGAGGGGGAAGAATAGTGGGAAAAGCTGATGTGGATGAATGGTTTGAAGCAGACCTTGAAATACGTGAAGCGATTGATATTCGCGGTGGAAAGTATCCAGGGATTTCTCTTTCTCCAACCTTTGAGTTGAAAGGGCCATTGCCTCTGCGAGCCAAAAGTAGATTTCGCCATACTAAGTATTTGATCTTGGAAGATAAATCAGATGCACTTTTGAGTTTTGGCAAGCATTCCGGTAAATTTGTTTCTGCGGTTGCTTCGATTGAGCCTGATTATCTTAGATGGATTTTGAAAGAGGAGTTTTCTGCCGATTTGAAAGAAGTTGTCGATAATGTTTTGAATGGAACCAAGCCTGTTGACATGAAGTTTCGTGGAAAGTAAATCCTCCCTAGTCTTTCGCAAGAAAGTAGGCGTTCATGCATGATTCAGAAAAGAAAGAAGATTTTGTTCATCTCCACACTCATAGTGATTTGAGTCAGCTTGACGGCTGCGGAAAGATTTCTGATTACGTGGACGCAGCCCATAAGCGTGGAAATCCAGCAATCTCGTTCACTGATCATGGAACTATGAGAGGATACATGACGCAGTATGAGGAGTGCAAGAGGGCTGGAATCAAGCCAATCTACGGGGTTGAATTCTACGTTTCTCGAAATATGTACCGTAAGGGTATCACCGCTGAAGAAAAGACGGAACTTTCAAAGGGCAGGACCAAGGCGCAAGCGAAGGAGGTGATTGCGCAATACGAAATAAATGAAGGGATCAGAAAGCGTTGGCACCTGACGGTGCACGCCGAAACAGAAGCGGGGCTGAAAAACCTTTTCAGACTGACCTCGAAAGCTTTCATTGAAGGTTTTTACTACAAGCCTCGAATAGATATTGAAACGCTCTGCGAGCACAGCGAAGGTTTGATTGTTTCTTCTGGTTGCGTTGGAAGTCCAGTCAATAGTAATTGGTTTGAAGGGAATAGGCGTTATGCCGTTGAAGTATCAGATAAGTTGCATGAGGTGTTCCAAGACCGTTATATGATTGAAATTCAGCCGCACGATATAGCAGAACAGCTGGAAGCGAATAAGTTGGCTGTGAAACTCAGGAAAAGATATGGCGGGAAATCGCGTCTTGTCGCGACGCAAGATGCTCATTATATCAACAAAAGTGATGCCGTTCACCACGATGTTCTTCTTTGCATAGGCACAGGAAGTTATCTTTCAGACCCAAAGCGTATGAAGTTTGACGGCGATGAATTTCATATGCGAACACGTCGTGAGATGATTCGAGCATTCATGAAGTGGCACAGCGGATTGACCAAGGGCCAAATAAAAGAGGCATTGGACACCACGATGCTCTTCCACGAGCGTTGCAACGTCAAACTCAATATTGACTATCACGCAGCCTTGCTTCCTGATCCTGGTATCCCTCCTGAATATGTCGATGATTTCTCGTATTTGAAAGATTTGTGCATTCAAGGTTGGAGCTGGAGAGAAATACCGGCAAGGGCTTTAGCGTATTCGGTGAAACACGGGGTGCCTTACGAGGAAGCTTTGTCGCTTTACAGCAAACGTTTGAAGCATGAACTTGGAGCTATAAAGAAGCAAAGATTTGTTCCGTATTTTATTCTAATACACGACTTGTATCGTTGGGCACGCGGTGAGAATATAATGGTTGGCCCTGGTCGTGGAAGCGTAGCAGGTTGCCTAATTGGGTATCTGATCGGATTGACTTCTGTTGACCCTATTGATCATGGGTTGATCTTTGAGCGATTCATCAACCCAAATCGTATCGACATGCCTGATATTGATATGGACTTTGAAGACAGGAGAAGGCAAGAGGTTTTTGCATACCTCAGGAGGAAGTACGGTGAAGACAAAGTTTGCCAAATTGCCACCGTTGGCAAGCTATCCGGGAAGCAGTGTCTCAAGGATGTTTCTCGCGTTCTACAGGTTCCATACGCGGAAGTCAACCAGGTGACAAATTCCATCATCGAGCGTTCTAGCGGGGATGAACGGGCATCGCAGACAATTGAAGACTCTTTCAAGGAGTTTGAAATATGTCGAGATTTTGATAAGAGATACCCGAAAGTTTTGTATCATTCAAAACGTCTTGAAGGCATGGCCAAAAACTTGGGAATACACGCTGCAGGAGCTGTTGCCTCTCCGGTGCCGCTGACAGATATCATCCCTCTGGAAGTGAGGAAGCATAATGGGAAAGATGTTATAGTCTCAGCCGTGGACATGTACGGCGTTGCTGCGAGTGGTTTGGTAAAGCTCGATGTTTTAGGTTTGCGCACACTCACCGTTTTGAAAGAAGCGACAGAAGCGATAGAAGAAAGGCATGGCAGGAAGATTGACCTTGAATCAGCAGAAGTTGATTTGAGCGACCCGAAAGTTTTGAAGGGGTTCACAGATCACGATTATGGAGGCGTTTTTCAGTATGATACGCCTTCAGCGGACAAGGTCTGTTCAGGCGTCAAGTTCTCTTCTTTCGAGGACATTGCCGCCATGACAGCTCTCAACAGGCCAGGCACATCCAGAAGCGGTTTGGCATCCCGATATGTGGACAGAAAAAAGAATCCAGAGAAAGCAAAGAAACACGATTTCCATCCAGCTGTTTCCGAGATAACGAAGGACACGTTGGGCATTATCGTGTACCAAGAGCACGTCATAAAGATATTCACAGACATCGCTGGATTTGCTCCGGCAACGGCTGACTCTTTGCGTAAAACAATCGCTAAAAAGATTGGCGATGAAACCATGGGGAAGGAACGTGCCAACTTTGTTGCTGGAGCTGTTGAGAAAACGGGAATGGACGAGAAAACCGCACATAAGATTATGGACGCGATAACTTTTTTCGGGTGCGTTCCTTGGTGGACGCAAATAGCAACGCCATTTGGGCCAAGGGCAATTGATTCTTTGTCTGATGGTGATGAAATTTACAGCGTTGAAGAATGCGGGAAAGTTGTCATCAATACCATAAAGACGGTCACAAGCACAGGGCCAAAGGATTTGTATCGAATAACTGCGAGCGGTTTTATGGTTGATTCTTCCAACGACCACTATTGGGAGTGCATGGAAGGAGGTTACAAAAAGGCTAGTGAGCTTTGTGAAGGTGAATTCATATCGTATGTTATGGGGCATGGATTCAAATCATCCGAAAAAGAAAAGCTTTTGCTTGAAGAAGGATTGCGCAAGGGAAGTGTTTTGCCGAGGATTGTGCAGCCTTCATTATCAGAGACAGTACAGAAAGAAGCGGACAGAAAAGGGCAACCCTGTGAGCAGTGCGCACAACAAGTGGCCCGGAGCACCGGGCAAGGGTTGGAAAAGGGGCAAAAACAAGAATACGCATCCAGGGATAGCAGCGCACGCGAAAGCTATGATGGGAGAGTTGAATCCGGCTTGGACAGACTGGAGTTATTCAGAATTCAAAATAATGAAAGATACGCTGCTGGAAAAGATAAAGGTCTGCCAAAGGTGCGGTTGCCCTCCGGACGAGGGAAGCGATGCCCCGAATGTGAGAGTTTTGCACGTCCACCACAAGAACAGAAACAAAAAGGACAATTCGGCGGACAACTTGGAAGTTCTCTGTCAATCTTGTCACAGCAAGGAGCATTGGGAGGAAAAGCACTCTGGTGGATTCGGGTGGATGAAATTCGTCAAATAGCAGATAGATCAACGCACAGAAGTGGTTGCCCTGCTAGGGATATTGAGTGTTATGACATAGAGGTTGATTCTAGTCCATGTAATTATGTGGCTAACGGAATAATATGCCATAATTCCTATGGATTCAATAAGAGCCATGCAACAGCTTATGGGATGATAGCGTTTTGGTGCATGTTTCTCAAGACCTATTATCCTCTTGAGTTTTATTGGTCGCTGTTGAAAAACGAGCCAGACCGTGTCCGGATACAACAGTTGGCGAAACACGCAAAGAAGAAAGGCATATCATTCTTGTCGCCTTCTGTGAACACTTCCAAGGCGCACTTTGCCATAGATGATAGTCGTGGAGCAATTCGAGGTTCCCTTGTAGACATAAAAGGAGTTGGGACAGCGGCAGCGAAAGCTATTATGGCGACGCAGCCTTATACTGACTTTTTTGACTTCCTTGATCGAGTAGACAAGAGAAAGGTTCACAAAGGCGTCGTGGCTTCTCTTGTCCGGGCAGGAGCACTGGATGATTTGGTCCCCAATCCTCGGTGGCTTATTGAGAACATGGAAGCATTCTGGAAGCAAGTTGCGAAGAAGTCAGAGGAAGCGCAGAAAGAAGCAAGGCGGATGATTGAGGCGTCAAAGGATGAAAAGTCTTGGGACGCAGAGGAAAAGCAGCTTATCGCTTCCAAGGTGAACCCTCTTGCTTTCGGGAAGCACCCGATGGATACTTACAAGGATTTCTTGAATAAAAACGTGAAGATAAAGATTGCAGATATGTCAGCTGGTGATTTCTATGAGAGGAATGATGGAAGAATAGTCCTTGTCGGTGGAACTATAGTGGAAGTGAAACTCAATCAAATAGGTGACTTTCACACTGGAAGGCTGCCGACTGAAGAGGAACGTGAGCGTATGTTTTGGGGGAAACGTTATGCTAACGTAAACATAGAAGATATTGGCGGAGTTCAGAATAGAATCAAGTTTGATTGGGACGTTTACCCTGGTATGCGTCCTGTTATTGAATTAGGTTTGGGTGCTCCGGTGCTCGTGATGGCCTCTGTGAATGCGAAATTTGAGAACATGAGGGCTTTTTTCGCAGTCGATTTGGAGGGGATGAGAAAGAAGTTGATTTCGGGGAAACCATTGGGCATGTGGGAAAGCATTGTGACCGGAAACCATCCTGTGAAGCACATAAAGGCTAAGAGCGATGCCGTCAAAAGAGCCATGTGGACCAATAAATATTACAGGATGTCTCCGAAAGGAGGTCCATTTTGGGGTGTTGTGACGAACATTCGTTTGAAATACGACAAGCGCGGTCAACTTATGGCTTTCTTTGGTCTTATTGGCGGCAACGGTTTCATGATTGATGTAATTTGCTTTGCTTCTCAATGGGAATTTGTCAAAACTGTAATCAGCGTTGAACAGGTGTTGAAGATAGAAATAGGCAGATCAAGAGAAAGAGGCAGAGGAGTGTCTCACATTTTCAACGGTGGCTTGGTAAAAAGTTTCAAGTCTGTTTGTGAAAAGGAGAAAGAAGATGAGTAACACGACGATCAGAGACATCGCTCACGACGTTCAGCGGGACAACCCGCACCTTGGTTCCAAATCTGATGTTGAGCACTTGATCAAAGAGGTTTTTGGCGTCATCCTTGAGCGTTGCGCGAAAGGTGACAATGTGAAGGTGAGAGGATTTGGCGTTTTCGCGGCATCAAACTTCAAAGGCAGAACACTTCGCAGCCCGTTGATGAAAGGCGGATTGATTGAATTCGCAGATCAGCTTGTTCTTCGATTCAGGCAGTCGCAATCCGCAAAGGGGAAGATCAATGAGATTGCCGCTGAGTTCGCTCCGAAAAATAACAAGTCGATTGAAAATGAAGCTTCTGCCGATGAAAAGGCTGTCGAAAAAAAGAAGGTAGAAAAGGCTTCATCGAAGAAGTCATCGCCAGCCAAGAAGCGTTCCAAGAAGAAGCCTGTTGCTGGAAGCAGAGAGGAAGATTTCTCCGAGTTCTCAGCACCGGCAACCGAGTAGTCTTCATGCCATTTTCAAAGAGCACCATCACCGTCAACGGCCACGAGGTCACTTTGGACACTGACTATGATTTGCAAGTGGGCGCGTTGTCTGGAGACATGGACAAGGTTGCTGCCCAAATGGGATTCTGGGGCAGTGTATGGGCAGCAGCGGTAAAAGAAAGAGCAGAAGCAGAGGCGCACTATCGTTATTGGCGGGCAAAGGCCTCTGAAGAGGTTTTGGCATCAGAACCAAAGTTGGCGGAGTGGAAAGTCAAACTCAAGGTGGAAGCAGACCCGAGATTTGTGACATACAAGCAAGCTCTTGCTCTTGCAGACCGGAACGTGGTGTTGGCTAAATCTGCATTTGATTCTTTTGATAAAAAGGCGAACCAACTTCAATCCAAAGGCGCAATGCATCGTTCCGAGCTTGACGCTACGGATATGCACACCCCGAAAAATCCGAAAACTTCATCGAAGAAAAGCGCATCAGTTTCAGCTCCAAAAGGCAAAACTTTTCAGAAGAAGGCTGCCGCAAAAAACGCTTCTGATTCTGATGATCCAAGAGTTTCAGCGATGAAGGACATTTTCAGTAAAAAGAAGTAGCAAGGCGCGCCAACGTAGCGCCAACAAAAGGAGGTTTCTGTGGGAATTGATATGAAGTGTATGCGTAGAACGTATGACGAGAATCAGCGTGGAGGCGACATCTGGACGGCTGATGTTGGCGTGACCATGGTCTATATCCATGGACAATGTCGAGAGGATGGCCATGAACCGACCAAGGGCTTGAACCATGTTCCGGTTGTCGTTCACTATGGTCTTGGTCGCGATGGCCGGCAAATGGTTGTTTGTTTGGATCAAGAGAGGAATCCTATTGTCACGCATCCGTTCGTGAAAGCGTATTTGAAATCAAAAGGTGTAAAGATTGGCAAGAAGTGCCCTGTTTGTCGTGCGATTGAAAGCGGAGAAATGGACGCTGATCAAGCTGACCGTTCTGCTCCTACAACCAGATTTCTTTGGGGTGTCACGCCTATCGCTCACAAACCATCGAAATCTTCCGAGGGATGGAATAAGCTCACGCCAAAGCCGCAGTGCACTTTCGTTGGTTCTACGCTTTACAACGGTTTCATGGATTTGTTTTTTGAAAATGGGGATATCACAGACTTGGACCAAGCAACTTTTGCCTTGATCTATCGCACTGGGAAGGGGCAATATGACACAAAGTACGAGGTGAAGATTGATCCGGCCACGCTGAAATCTCCGAAAAAGATTCCAGGAGCGTTGCGACGGGTATTGATCAAGTCTGTCTCGAAAGATGGCGATTGTGATCTTTTCCGTATTGTCGCGAACATGGTCAAAAGCACGGAAGATATCAAAGGCTTGCTTTCTGGTGCAACTGTCGACACGTCTGAAGGCGATGACGATGACTTTGATGAAGGCGATTTGGTCGATGATGATAGTGTCTTGGGCGATGATGAACTTGATGACGGTGGTGATGGCCTCGATGACGGTGGTGATGGCCTCGATGATGACGGTGATGACGGTGATGACTTTGACGGCGATGACGGCGATGAAGGCGATGACTTTGACGGTGAACTCGATGACGGTGATGATCTTCTTGGCGAGGATGGTGACGAGGCAGCCGCAAGCGAGGATACACCCGAGGATACAGGCGATGATGAAGAAGAGGCAGAGGAGGCAGAAGAGGACACCTCTGGCGATGACGATGATGACTTGGGCCTTGATGAGTTGGATGCTGAACTCGAAAGGGTGACCAAAAAGGCAATCGAAAATAAAGCGAAGAAAGCTGGCAAGCTTGTCATCAAGCCTGCCAAAAAGCGTATAAATAAGAAAGCAAAAGCCTAATAGGCTTTCAAGGAGTTGGGCGAACCTCACATGCCGCCGATAGCCGATTCAATGGCCTCTGCCTGGGCTTGCGGGAAATTGGGAAAGTTTGGGGTGACACTCCGGAGAGACGGGGCCAATCTTTTTGCTTGAGGTATTTTCCATGGACGCGCCCAAAACTAAATCTTCAAAAAAGACTAAAATAGGAATAAGATTCTCCGAGTTTCACGACAAGCCTCTGCCTACTGAAAACATTACAGAATTGTTGAACGGCATGAGGAAAGACCTTGGGGACGAAAGCGTTATGCTCGCTGATGGCGAGGATATAAATGTGGAAGTACGAGGTGTTATCTCCACGCAATGCGCTGCTTTGGATCACGCTATAGGCCGAAAAGGTGTGCCCCTTGGGCGGCTGACGATATTGCATGGTCCAGAGGGTTGCGGGAAAACTACTCTTGCTCTTCACATAATTTCAGAGGTCCAAAGAATAGGCGGAATAGCAGTATTCTTGGATAAGGAATACAAATTAGACATTGATTATGCGAAAGCATTAGGCGTTGACCGTTCAAGGTTACTTCTGAATCAGCCGAATACGCTTGAAGATGTATTCCGCTACATTGAAGTTGCGATTTCTCATGCTGCAAAGTTGCGAGAGAAGTTGGGCAGGCGTATTCCGGTTGTTGTCGTTCTTGACTCGATGAATGCTGCGATAACAAAGGCGCAATTTGAAGGTGAGTGGGACGATAAGCACATGGCTCCGCAAGCTCGATGCTATAGTCAAAACTTGCCAAAATTGATGCCTCTTGTTTACAAAGAAGATGTTGCTTTGGTTTGGATTAGTCAAATCCGAAAGAAGATGAATATCACTTTTGGCAATGATGATGAAATAGCAGGAGGGCAAGCACCAAGGTTCTATGCTTCTTTGATTATTTCTATAAAAAGGATTGGTTCGATAAAGAAAGGCGACGACATTGCCGGCAACAAGACAGCAGTCCAAATTAGAAAGAATCAAATTGCTCCTCCTTTCAAGAAAGCTGAGTTTGTCATAAAGTACGGGCACGGGATTGATAATGAGCGTTCCATTTTGGAGATTGGCTTGAAGCTAGGTGTTGTGGAAAAGGGTGGCGCTTGGTATAGTTACGGCGAAAAACGTCTTGGACAAGGGCTTGATGCCGCTGCTGAATATTTGCGAGAGAACGCGGATGAACGAGAAGAAATCTGGGCTGCCGTTCAGGAGGGAATGTGATTCAAAAGTTTGATTCTTTGTTGGGTTATTTAAGTAAAAGGTTTGGCGATATGACGGAGTCAGAAGAGAAGTTGGCAGAAGCGATTGCTGTTGTTCTTTGCGAAAAGGTTGATGATTGCGATGATGGATACGAGGTGCGGTGCGTTGGGGCAATGGTCGCGACTATTGAAATGATTCGCGGTGTGAAAAACGGAGAAGTGCCAAAGGTGATAAAGGCATGAAAGACACCTTCAAGATATTGGCAACGGCTGACGTTCACATGAGCAATAGGCTTTCATATTCCAAGCCCACGAAAGATGGCCTCACGGATAGGTTTGAAGGACAATTGTTGTTCTGGAAGATGGTCAAGGACACGTGTACAAGGGAAAATGTTGACGCCATTTTGATCCTTGGGGATTTGTTTGACAAGTCTATGGTCGATGCCGTCACGCTGACTCATACCGTTAAGGCAATCGTGGATTTGCCCTGTGATGTTTACATATTGCCCGGAAACCACGACGCTGCTTCCATTACAGGTGGAAGATTCATAGTTGAAGCTTTCGCTTCCATGAGGAAAGATCACGTACACGTGTTGCAAAAACCGTCAACTGGATATGCGTATTATTTGAACGAATGGATTAGAGTTTACCCTGTCCCTTTTTCAACGGCTGAAGTCGCAAAAAAATGTATACGTGCTTGCCAAAGAGAAATAGTGGAATGCAAATCAAGCGGCCAAGACATTCTTCTCATACATCATAGTGTTATCGGTTGCGAACATCTTGGGTGGAAGTGCGATCAAGGGCTTGATTCCGATTTCATCTGTGAAGGTTTCGATGCCATTTGGGCCGGTCACTTCCATAGACACCAGAGATTTGGACCGGATTTGATGGGTTTTTACCTTGGTGCGCCGATGCATCACGACTTTGGTGATGTTGGAAGAGAAACCTTTATTTGGATCATGGAATTGACGCATGATTCGATAATTGAAAGACCTTTGGAAGTCAATTGCACTTCCAGGTTTTATTCCACTAAATTTGATGTTAGCAGTATGTCTTGGAGTGGATTTGATCCGGCTGAAGTCGCATACAAGTACGGTGATTTTCATAGAGATGAAGTTGTTGCTACGCACGAACAGTGGACTGAATTAAAGCCTAGTTTGCTGTCGAGAAAGAAAGAAATGGAAAAGATTGGAGTTAGGTATTCTTTCAAGCACAAGCCTGTTAGGAGCCATGAGGAACGTCTTGTGAAAGAGGATGACGCCGAAATCTTGACGTTGGAAAAGCAAATAAAAAGGTACACAGATAAGGCTTGGACCGGTGACGAGAAGAGGAAAGGCGCTGTCCTTGGGTACGGGCTTGAGTTGCTGAAGGAAGCACGCAATGCTCGTTAGGATGTGCGCTGTGAATTTCTGTTCGTTCAAATGTGTCGAGCTTCCTCTTTCTGGGCAAGGTTTGGTTTGGATAGGAGGGCAGAACAACGATAGTGAAGGTGCCACTTCCAATGGGGCAGGGAAGTCTACTATATTCAAGGCGCTCACTTGGGGTTTGTACGGCGAAACGATTGATGGCGAGAAAGGTGATGGGGTTATCCGTCACGGGCAGGCAGAAGCAGAGGTCTTGATAGACATTGCGCCGTGTTGGACGTTGAGGCGAATACGAAAAAAGGGGGTGACGAAACTTCTGTTTCACAGGAAAGGAGTTGGCGCTTTTGAAGGCGACAAGAAGCAGATTCAGACCAAGATAAATGAAATTATTGGTTTAGACTTCAAGGCTTTCAAGAACACGATTTTGTACGGGCAGAACGATTCAGCCCGGTTTGCTGATTCAAGGGTGCGTGATGCTGAGCGAAAAGACATGTTGAACCGGATTATGCGGACTGGAATCTTGAAAGATTGCCATAAGTTGGCCTTGTCTCTGGCAAGAGACAAGAAAACAAAAGTTGTTGAGAGCGAACAAAAGATTTCTTCCATGAATGTGTTTGCCGGAACGTTGAAAAGCAATCTGAAAGAAGAAGAGAAAAATTCAGAGATTTGGGAAGAAAACCGAAAAGGGAAGATTGCGAAACTTTGTTGCATGGTTGATTCTATCAAGTCTGACGTAAAAGCCATGATGGAAGGCACGGAAGATGTTGGCTCGTTGCGCGAGAAGAAATTTAAGTTGCGCACGGCAATATCGAGGGCTGAACGGGCAAAGGTGATGGGCGAGCATTATCGTTCGCGGCGTGCAACAAATTCCTCGTTGGCTGAAAAACATTTTTATGAGTCTAGGGCAATTCAGTCCTCAATAAATCTCATCCAAAATGAGCTCAAAAACCTTGAAGGCGAAAGGTGCCCGGTTTGCAATGGCAACTTGAAGAGTGAAGATACAAAGAAGCACAAAGATGATTTGGAAGAACAAATCCAGACACTGGAAGAAGAGAAAGAAAAAGCAATAAAGTTGGGGCGTGAACTTCGTGACGTTGCCGCTGATGACTTGAAGAAAGCGGAGAAAGCAGAGGCCAAGGCAGTCCGTATTTCTAGTTATCGCGCACGACTTGAAAGCATCCAATACAAGATACATGCAGCAGAAACGACAGTAGAGCGGGCAAAGGAGACACTAAAAGGCGCACGAATGATCGCTGACCAAATCAAAGAGGTCAAGGAAGAAGAAAACCCGCATCATGATCGTATTCTTCGGTTGCAAAGCTATATAATCAAGTTGGTGGATGAAATCAGAGAAGAGAATAAATTCTTGAAAGCTCACAATGATGAATTGGAACTTCTTGAGTTTTGGAGCAGAGGGTTCTCAGGCCAAGGTCTGCCTTCGTACATACTTGACGGCGTGATGCAACAGATTACAGACCGTGCCAATCACTACCTCGACACTTTGGCAGACGGCGACATCACGATGGAATTCAAAACGCAACGCGAGTTGAAATCATCCAAAGGTGAATATCGGGATGAAATAGATATACGTTGGACGGTTGAAGGGGTGTCTGGTTATCCGCCATCAGGAGGTCAGCAGCGCAAGATGGAGATTGCGACTGATCTTGCCCTTATGGATTTGGCGGAATCACTTGAAGGTTCCAAGCTTGATTTGTTCATTGCGGATGAGATATTGGATGGTTTGGACGTGGAAGGGACAAACCGCGTTTTGAAGCTTTTGCAGGAGCTACGGTCACGGCGTGAAACCATATTCGTTATTTCGCATCAATCTAGCATGAGTGAAATATTTGAAAAGTCGCTATACGTTGAAAAAAATGAAGGAATATCCACTTTGGGAGATCCAAAATGAAAGGCGTTGTCATCGAGGGTGAAAAAACTCTCAAAGAAGAGAAACAGACAAATATAGGTCTTGATTGCCCGGATTGCGGAGCAGATATGCGGAAGTGTACGAAAATTAGTATTAAATCTCGGTTCAACCAAGATGAAGATGTGATGGATACGGATTGCGGTGAATCAAAAGTACGATTCATTTGCGACGTTTGTGGATATGAGGAAGAAGTGGTTGAACCATAGGATGAAATCATGACTATTGTGGAAGGAATTAGGTCATGAAATGGTGAAAGTGATTGGCGCTGATTTGTCTTTGAATCACGGTGCTCTCGTTGAGTTGGTTGACGGCAATATTTCTGATTTCTGGTATTATACAGATTATGCTGGTTCTGCTGGGAGGTCCAAAAGAGGATTTAGGATGCCTTCTTGGGCAAAAAAGAAGGACAGACAGATAAAACAGATGTATCGTATTGCGTGGATTGTTGACTTTCTCGAAAAAGTATTCAGGCAATCTCAAGCCGAATATATAGGCATAGAGGATTATGCTCTTGATGTGGGCCATGGCGCGCACTATCAAGGCGAAGTAGGCGGTGTTGCTCGCCTGAGTTGTTGGAATAGAGGTCTCAAGATGCGCCTTCATGATCCGGTAACTGTGAAGATGTTTGCGGCGCACAAGGGAAACGCTGATAAATTTGAGATGGAAGCAGCCGTTGTTGAGCGTTGGGGCATAGATTTCGATTTCTGCAACCAACCCAAAGCGCAACCGTCAAAGCGTGTTTCTGATCCCAAGCAGAACAGACAAACTAGCCAAGATTTGTGCGATGCTTACGCCTTGGCTCAAATAGTTTGGACAGAAGTACAACTCAGGAAAGGAACACTTACGCTTGCAGAATTGCACGAAAAAGAAGTGCGTGTTTTTAACCGTGTTACGCGTAGCTATCCGATTGGCCTACTTGATCGTGAATGGATTGTTGATCCGGAAAGGGAGATGAATTAGTGTCTTGTGCGGTTTATAGGGTTGTTTGTTTGGTCGATTGGCATTGTTACGTTTGAAGTTCAAAGGATATAGATGGGCGCTTCTGTTGAAAGGCGTTGGGAGAAGAAAAAGATGGCAATAAAAGCTGATAATTTGATTTTGGATGGCCGAAATTTATTGTTTCGTGCTTCTGATGCTTTTCGCACTTTGACTACTGAGATTGGCGGTCGTGAAATAGGTTGCGGCGGAATGTATGGATTTTTGAGCGTTGCTGTTCGACTACACAGAAGATATGGAGGCAGGTGTTGGGTGGCTTGGGAGGGGAAGAAAGAGGACAACTTCCGCTTGGACATTTTCCCTGCCTACAAGAAGAAAAAGAAATGTATTACAGAAGAAGAAATCGAATTCATCACAGATATGATGGAGCAGGAAAAGCGTTTGATGGTGATGCTTCGCGCAATGGGTGTTAGACAATATATGGGCGTGCATTGTGAGGCAGATGACGTGATGGCTTGGATAGCCGAAAACGCCCACCAAAGAGGTGAGTCAACGATCATTTACACAGGAGATTCAGACTTGCGCCAACTTGTGAAGGGTGGGACCACGAGAAACGGCATTGCCGTGGTTTCTCCTGGTCTCAAATCCGTTGACGTGGTATATGACACATCGAAGTCTGTGAAGGAAAAGCATGGCGTATATCCTGCATTCCTTGCAGATTTGAAGGCGTTGGCTGGTGATTCCTCTGACAGCATTCCTGGTGTTCGTGGAATTGGCCAGAAAACAGCGGCTACGCTCATTGAACATTTTGGGGATGTGAAAAAGGTTATCCTCGCTGCTGCTTCCACTAGTGAAGAAGATTGGCCTGTTGCTGAGCGATTTCGGAAAGCTTTGATCGAGAACAGGCGTGATATTCTTTTGTACAAGAAGTTGACAGTAATAAAACCTGATGTGGAGGTGCAAGAGATTGCCCGGAAGCGAGACCAAGATGTGCTTCGTAAGCACTTTCACGTTTACAGATTTAGGTCTTTGCTTTCTCATAACGAATTGATTGACCTCATGAAGATGGGGAAGGAGTGAACATGAAATTTACTAAGCACGCGAAGAAAAGTATAAAGGACGAAGCAGAACAGCGTAAAACTCCAAAGGGGATGACTAAAAACGGTGAGCGTATCTTCAACCTGATGCGTGATAATAAAGTGAAAGGGAATTGGAAGGATTGGGTGTTATTTGTTGGCGATAGAATGCTTGATAGATACGGAACATATACCATCGCTTTGGGCGAAAACGAGATTGTCCAAAATCATATATTCTTAGCGCATAAATCGAAGCTTTCAAATATACTTGGAGAGGAGTTTGGTAGCAAGTTCTGGGACAATAAGTGGAAGCGGAGAACGAACTATGGAGCGCCACCAGCGCAGAGAACCAAATGATGGGCAGAGAAAAGAATAATGATTGCACTTTGGAAGAAAGGGTGAAAGCGTATGACTACCGCGCTATGGCCTATAAGTACGGCCAACCTGGTGCTCTTGAAAAGGTTTGCAAGGAAGTCATCGAGCTGAAGCGAGAATTGAAATTGCTTGGACTGGTGCTTGAAATGGTCGATGAATATCCTTATCTGTGAAGGGAGCAGTGATGTCAAAGATGGGTCATAACGAATATTATATGCGCATTGCGGCTGTCGTTGCGATGAGGGGCACTTGCGATAGAAGGCAATGCGGCGCTGTTCTTGTTGCCGGTGACCGTGTTTTGTCGACTGGATTCAATGGCGCTCCGTCTGGTTTGCCGGAGTGTGATGAAGTAGGCCATCTGATGGATGAATGTGGGCATTGTATCCGGACTATTCACGCTGAGGCAAATGCTGTTTTGGAAGTAGGCATCAACAAGATCAGGAATTTTATTCAATTGGGCCAGGAATTGACGATGTATGCCACAACTTTCCCTTGTCATTACTGTATGAAATTGATCGTTCAGGCTGGAATAAATAGGATTGTTTATGGTGGAGAGTACAGGGATGATTCGCACATTAGCGATGCGATGTCATACGGATTTGACGTGTCTCGACAGCTGGGGATAGAGCTCATTCCTTTCCCAATGGAAGGTTTTAAATGAAATGGAAACTAAATTTGCCTTATCTTACAGAGGCAGAACGCGGTAGATTCATAGAGATGGTTGAAAATGGAGATTTGACTTTCTTTCAACAGGCATCTTGCGAGCATTGCGGCGGTGATGTCCCAATAGTAAAAGATGAACAAGGCGTCCAGATCAAGCTTTATTGTTCTGTCGCCTGTTTCGAGGAAAGTGAAGAGCATGACGAACAAGAGGGACAAGATGAACAGGATGATTTCTGGGAGTTGGATTGATGATATGGTCGAAAGTGTAGGGAAGCACATTTCGCTTGAGACTAAGGATGGTGTCGTTCGCGAGGGAAGAATGACAGGGCTGTCTTCCATGACGCTGGTCTGGAACAATGAAAATGTCGAAATCTTGACAGAGGTAGAACTGAACGGTGACCCTTACGACCGTGTTCCGTTGGACAGGATCAAAGAAATAACATTGATTTAGTTGGGTTTTTCGTTTTTTCGACAAGCCTAGTTGTTTTTTTCTTTCCTTTGGCCTATAAATCGGTTATGTTTTAAGGCATTCACAGGAGTTTGCCATATGGTTACGAAAAAACACAAGGGCAGGCCAAAGCAACCGACGTGCCCGCATTGCAAAAGGCCTCTTTTCAAGAGGATGGATGCTGGACAAGTTCAGAAGTCTGATCCCTATAGTTGGTGCCGCAATAAATCGTGTGCCTGGTACAACAAAAGTCAGACTGATGATTCTTCTTTCACTCCTCTGCCAGGTGACGGGTCTGGCTGCAAGCGTCTGAAGAAAAAGAAACTTCGTAAAAAGGTGAAAGCCACTAAGAAGGCAATAGCAGCCAAGCCTAAGCAGACAGAGGCAGAGCCTGTGACTAAGGCACGGGAAAGAATAAAGCGTGTTTTAGAGGCAGCAGAGAAGCAATACGGGGCAAATGCGATTGGCCTTGCTCTTGCTATCGTTTCGCAAGAAACTGGAAACCAAAAGGCGGCAAATCTACTTATTGAGGAATACAACCTAATAGAGTTGTACGGCATATTGCCGCAGAAACGAGAAAAAAGTTGATCCTGGTGGAGCCGTCTTATGAGATAATCAAATGGCCGTGTGATGCGCTTCAAATGATCGAAGCAGCGGCACGAAACTGTTACAAATCCGAGCATCGCACCAAAAATGGTTCGGCTGAGTCTTTAGTGCGTCGCCTGATCAAACACGGGCACACTGCTATGATCGAATTTGGTGGTGACGTTTATGTCAAATTCACCTCCAATAGAGGATTCACCCACGAGCTTGTCAGGCACAGGCTGGCCAGTTACGCGCAAGAGAGCACGAGGTATTGCAACTATTCAAAAGACAAGTTCACGAGGAACGTCAAGAACGTTTCCGGAGATTCAATGCACCATTGTTTCAAAAACGGATATTCACTCAATCTCTACGTGCATGGGTTGAATGAGTGTTTTCGTTTTTGCGAGGAGTGGTATTTGAAGATGGTGGACGCAGGTGTTCCGCTTGATTGCGCAAGAGAGGTTTTGAACATCGGCCTGAAGGCAGATGTGGTGATGAAAGCAAACATTGTTGAGTGGAGGCACGTGTTCCGTCAGCGGACATCGAAGAAAGCGCATCCTCGAATGAGGCAACTCATGGTGCCGCTCCTGTTGGATTTGAACGAAAAAATTCCGGTAGTGTTCGAGGATTTGGCTGAAAAAGTTGCCAAAAAAGTCTAACAATCTCGCCAAAGTTCAAAAAAAGTTGCTTCCAAGACAAAAAAGGTCTTGACTTTGGGGGCTTGATGGCATTAGTCTGTAATTACTGGACGCAACGAACAAACTCCAAAGGAGAAAGACCATGGCCGCCGAATCAAAGCCTTTCACTATCGCCGCAACTTACCTCATGTGGATTGGCAGCGAGCACTATAAGACGGCAAAAGATTGGATTTCGGAAGCGTTGGAGCAGGGAGTGTCCAAAAGACTCCCTAATGACCATATGGGCGCAGCGCTCCTTCGTCCGGGCACAGTCGTTTTTGTCGCGCACGATGAAGGCGAGCACTCCTCTTGTCCGGAGTGCGCAGGAGTTGCCGCTTGCCCGGAGTGCCGAAAGAACGCAGAAGCGGAGCAGAGAGAATTAGCCGTCGCAGAGAGATTTCTTGAAGAGGCAAAGAAGCACGAAAATGGCTCAAGCGAGCACAAGAGTTGTTATCTCAGAGCAAAAAACGCTAGGAAAAGGGCCCAAAAGCACGACGATAACCAGCTAAATTGTGAACTTTGTTTCGGAAGCGGATATGTGGGAGAAGGCACAGGCGGCAACGTCATCTTTGAAAACGGAGAATCTTGGGACTACAGGAAGTACATGTATTACAGGAATCAACCAAAGAAGTGGACCCCAGCAGCTGAAGGCGGCATCGCCAAGATGGATATGTGCCAGGCGTGTGGCGGATTTGGCAGACTTCCAGAGGGCAAAGTTTTCGGCATGTTCGTTCCGGAGAAAATTGAATATATCGCCACAGGCGATGAAGAGAAGTCAAAGGCGATGGAAGAGAAAGGGTTTGTAATCGTTCCCTTCGGTGGGCTTTCCGCTGAGAAAAAGCGTGGATGCGGTAAGCGCAAGCCGGGTGGTGTTTACGTAGCGACCAAGGCGGGCAGCGAGTCAACGGCAGGCGCAGACGCAGTGGAAGCACTCAAACTCGATAGCGATGCCATCGAGGTCAAAGGCAACTTCGTATCTTTTACTCAGCCAATCGACATTGCCGGAACCAAAAGATTTCGTGGTTTGTCTCGTTGGGAAATGCCGGTTGAGGTTGAGGAGGAAGCAGAGATGATAGCAGAGGCAATGGAGTAGCGCTCCTCGTTGTTCTCGTCGTGTGCCGTAGCTTCTGGCCTGTACTCTTTTATGGTGCGGGCTTGAGGCGTCAGAAAGACACAATTCTGCGAAAAGAAAGGCTTGCTATGAGAACTTATAATGTTAGAGGTGTGCTCCTGTATGACGGAAAAGGCGTCAACTTGGTCAGGGACGATAAGAATATGACAGAAGCGGAGCTTTGCCGTGTCCTCTCTGTTACGCTTGAGGTGCGTGAGGAGTTCAACCGGTCCATTGAGTCTTTGCGGAAGCTTCTTGGGTACGTCAACGGGGTGCCTTCCCTCGATAAAGAGCTTGATTCCGATTGGCCGCCAGCTGAATTCTCTGAACAGGGCACGAATAAAGGCCTATTTGGCGACATCTTAGGCTCTGATGGTGAGCGTTGGACCCGTGTGATAGAAGAATTATTGGACGGAGATTTGTAAACGATTCCAGTCAGTTATGAAAAGATCAAGAAAAGTTGAAAAAAGGCTTTACACCTACCATGAAAAAGGTGATACTGTCTATAGGTGGAGGACAAAATGGTAAAAGTTTGTGGCTTGTGCGGAACAACTATTGGGGGCAACCCGGCAACCGCAGAGGATTTCGAGATTTCTCACGGTAAGTTTGAAGTTGAATTGGATGAATTGGATGAATTGGAAATATGTCAGTCCTGTTGCGATAAGAGAAGTTCTGACTTAGAAGAAAGCTAAAAAATGAGGAGTGGGTGCCGCCTTGCCCGGAGTAATTCATTATCGCAGCAAACTTCTTTATATTTTATCGCAGGAGGTTTGCTATGGGCTATTTCGATGTTGGGGCAACCGGTGAAAAGATAAAAGAAGTTCAAGAAGCACTTCTGGCTTTGGGCTATGAATTGCCTAAGTATGGCGCAGATGGTGTTGTCAATTTTGAGACAATCGCTGCTTTAGAAGATTTTTCTGAAGACCATGGTTGCTCTGATATTGTGAATGACGCTTGGGAGTGGTGGATGGACGTTGTTGTCGCTCAAGGCGTTGTTTCCAGCGTTATGGCCATGGCCAAGGATGTTTCCCGTTCTGATATTTCTTTTCAGTCTAGTGATGTTGATTTTCACGACATCAGCGAAGTGCACCCTCGAAAGGCGTCAAAGGGATTTCGTCCGTGGAAGCAAATAACAGGGATAACACTCCATCAGACGGGCATCATGCTCGGCAACAATTTTTCGAGGTTTGCGAGTCTGCGAGCGCATATCGGGATATTGAAGCTCAAAAGGCCCACAATTGTTCAGGTTTATCCTTTCAATGTGCTCCTTCACCACGGAAACGCTTTCAACTCCACCGATGTAGGAATAGAGATCAACGGCTGTTTCGAGGGCATCGATGGAAAGAAGTGGACCGCTTGGAAAGGAGGATACAAGAATGAACCGCATAGGTGTACGGATGAGCAAATAATCGCGGCACGGGTGGCTGTCAGGAAGATTTGTACAGATGTGGAAGCGCATGGCGGAGAAGTGAGGTTCATCCACGCGCACAGGCAAACCTCGAAAACACGGCAGTCTGATCCCGGCTCACGAGTATGGAAAGAAGTAGGCGTTTGGGCGCAAAAGGTTTTGGGCTTGGGCGATGGAGGCGATGGTTTTACGCTCAGGGACGGGCTGCCGATACCACGTCAATGGGACCCAAATCGCACAGGAGAATACTGAAAAGCGTTTTTATTTCTCCAAAGATTCCAGCCTGATATAAAAAAGTTCCAAAAAAGTTGAAAAAAAGGTATTGACTTCCATTTCAATTTGGGGTGTTATAGAATTTAGATGGAGGGCACGATGGATAAGGTGAACGTCGCAATCACCCCAAAGGGAACATACGAAGTCATCCGGAACGTTTCCGACGACAAGGTTTTGGTAGCAGACGAAAAGGGAAACTTCCGCAAGTTCCTCATTGGCAAGGTCACGATCAGAGTCGCAACCGAGGAAGACATCGCAGCCGTCCACGCCGCAAGAGTAGCGCACCAAGAGCAGGAAAACGCAAGACTTCGCACTTTCAACAAAAACGTCAATTCCATGGCAAGAGCTTATACAGCCGGCAACATAGTCGGTTGGGCGATGGGCGAGTAAAGGAGAAAAAGATGGAAAACAGATACAAAGACATGAGCGACGCACAACTCAACTTCGTTCGCGCTACGCTTTTGGACGTCATTGTTGACGCTTCGGATAAAGGTGGAAATATCAAGAGGCTTCTCAAATCCTACGACAACGTCACATCAGAGGTTGTAAAACGAAATAAGGAAAGGTTCCACGCCGAACAAGAAAGGCCAAAGGTTTCAGCCTATTACGAAGAATTCAAAAAAAGTTGAAAAAGGTATTCACTTCCATTTCAATTATGGAGGACAGGAGAACACCATGAATCAGCCAAAAACAGACTTTTACGCATTCCGTTTCAGAAACTCAATCCGTTCCAAGGCCACGCACGCCGTCAAGCGGATCAACAAAAACGGCAGCGTCTCAAAGGCCCACGTCAGCGACAGTTGCCTCTTCACGAGCGAAGAAAAGGCGGAAACGCGCAAATTTGAACTCGAAAGATTCAATCCGGGTACCAGGTTTATAGTTGTTTTTCTTATGGTTTAGATAGGAAGAATCATGTATAGAGTGCCAAGATTGGGAGAAGTTTGGGAACGTTGGGACGGAGAAATAATCCAAATCAACGGAGTGTGTCACGACGGCAATGGAAACCTTTGCGTTGAGTACGATACGCACGACATGCCCGGTCAACTCGTGGAGCTTGGAACGTTCCTTGGCGTTCAAAGAGGTGAAGGTTTTCCACATCCAAGGCGCTATATACTCGTTGACGGCGATGACGTTTCGCCTGACGGAATTGGCATCCCCTTGGAGGCATGGCCTCGTGACGTTTCAGCAGACGACGAAAAGTTACAGATTCTGACAAAGGTCTTGGGAAACCCTCTTGCTGAAGAAACTTTCAATTTGTCGAGAAAGGATATAGGTGATGTCGGCGACAATGAATGATATCTGCCCTGGATGGTACGAGAACCACCCAGGAGGACACAACGGAGTGTGTTGTTGTGGCCTTTATTGGGAGAAGCAGATGCCCTGTCACACAAGGGACGGTAGGATTGTTCTTTTCGAGCGCATCTGGAAGCGATATCAAGAAAGGCAACTTAGCATGGAGCACCGAGATAACACGCGAAAGGAGTTTGAAAAAAGGCGCATGCTGTATCCGGAACTTTGCAAGCGGAGAATGTGATGGATGAAGGTATGCTTATTGTCTATACGAGTATAAACTTCAAGCTTGTGAAGGCTTGCTCTATCTGCTCTCATCGGTGCTTCCGAAAGGGGAAAGCTTGGGGCGTTTGTAAAAAGAACGAATACGAGCATAGCAAATACGGCGACAGAAGCAGGCTAAGAATCCATACAGCAGGAGTCTGTTCAGGCTTTGAGCTTGATCTTGGTATCAATCTCGGTGAATACGGCGAACACCTCTTGGATAACAGCAAGAGGATAGAGGCGATAGCAGCGCTCAAAAGGCTGAAAAGGAAGATGCGATGAAAGGAAGATGCGATGGCGAAAAATATGATTCGTGGTTTGCCATTTTATGGCGGCAAGAGCAAGATGGCTGCGAAAATAATAAAACTTCTTCCTCCGCATACTTTGTATGTTGAGCCTTTTGTTGTGGATAGGTCACGAAGTGTTCGCAAGGAGTTGATAGATAAAGTTTGGTGCCCTGAAAAAGGTTTCGCGTACAATGGGGAGAAACAATGAACACCTCAATACAGGTTCGATACCTCGTGCAAGATTTGAGATGTGCCATCCACGAGGTGAAAAAGAAGCACAACAAAAGGCCAATCATCAAGATGTCTCCGGACACGCACGATGACATCTTAGATTATTTGCACTCCAAGGCAACTTCTTTCGGAGATTTCGCCGTACAGGCAGGAGGATTGAAAAAGTTCATGGGGTGTGACGTGCAAATTGAGTGCTGTTGGTCTTTTGGGCTTGCTGTTGAGACGGAAACATTGGAAAAGGCTTGTCGGAATAGCTTTGAAGGCGGAAAACCTCAATAATTTGGCATTTGTACGAGGTTTTGTTTTTGAGGATTTACTTCTTTTCAGCTGTGGCCTATTCTAGGGTTATTCTTGCTGATTCCTGTTTCTGTGGGTGTCGTATTTTGTTTTGTCAGTCGTAGAAAGCTAGAATGGAACATTGTTTCGGAGAGTCTTGATGGTTCGTTGGTTGGAGCACAAAATTAGGTGTCACATCTGTGGCAGGGCAACAGTGATAATTGACCCTTCCATGGACATCAGTCCGGTGATTCTTCCAAAGCCTTGGCGAGAAGTCCAACTTATTGGGTGGATAGCGACTTTTGACGTCTGTAGCGACGCATGCGAGGAAGCTTTGCGTTGTCGCTGTGAACGTCCAGAGCGCTACGAGTCTGGAAAAGTTGTAGTGGAAGCAGAAGCATCGCTTGAGCGTGAAGATGAAACGGTCCCAATCAATCCTCCAGGGTGGTACGAAAAGGAGGAATAAAGTGAGGTGCGCATATTGCAAATGTGAAAATATAAATGTCCTTGATCCATGCAACGAAAGTGGCAAAGAAAAAAAGGGATTGTAACGAATACATGAAGGCTATGCCTCAAAGTGCAATCGCGCAGTCTTTGAGGCCGCATATTCCGCCTGAAAAAGTCTAAAAAAAGGCAGAAGCAGAGCAGGAGGCCATAAATGACTAACCAGCAGCTGTTCAATAGAAAGATTGTCGAAAAGTGCACCAAAAAGGCGCACGAAATGGTATCCTCGGCAGTCGAAAGAGCAGAGGCAGGTCTTGGTACAATCATATTCGCATCGTGCAAGAAAGAAGCAGAAAGGGCACAGGCGATGATAGAAGAATCATCCTTGTCTCCAGAGCTTCAGCTTTATATCACGATATGGGTTGTTGACCATCCAACCGAAAAGCATAATGAATGCGGCGTTCATTTGACGGACGTTTCGTGTTTGCCCTGACAATTTCAGCTCGCAAATACTAGCAACATATTATAGGGCACCAAGAGGAACACGCCTCTGTTTTGAAGAGGTTTACAAGGATCTAACTCTGGAGGGTATTCAAGTGTTGGCCCGCACGACAAAAAAAACAAGCTTTCGCGACAACAGAAAGCAAGGTTTCGTGGGCAATCCGGTTTTACATCACCCCATGGGCCGGTGCGCCTGTGCAACTTGGGCACCACCACGTCAGAGGCGTGTTCCTCTATTCAAAAAGCTTACACGTGCCTTTCTTCCTCGTGCTTCCTTCCTGTTCTGCCTGCCAGGCAACTCTCAAGTTCTTTTTTCTAGGCTTCTTTGCTCCGTGCCTTTTCGTCTTTCCTAATTGAGAACTTGAGAGTTGCCATCTCACCTTTTTGCGCTTTGTCTTTCTTTTGAGGTGTCACCTAGACGACAGACAAATGATTCTTGTCTTGTCTTTCTTTTGAGGTGTAAGCAAGAAACGCAAGATTGGCAAATTCACAATCCGCAAACTCCCTTTTTGCCAATTCCCTCCACCTAGAAAAAGAAGCCAAATTACAGCACAGAGGAGTAGCACTAGAATAGCCTTTAGAGGCAGCCTTTCGAACCTTATCTATCCTACACCCTCTTCATGCCTTATTCCGGAAACATGTATGTGCTCCTCTTATTGCCCCTGTTCTGTATCTGGTGTATCTCCCTGCTGTTCCCCTCAAATAGCATAAGTTCTTGAGCCTTGAGGCCTGATAGTTTGTCAATTGGTTCTTGTCAATTGTGTATTTGTGAGGATAGGTGGTTTTCGAGGTGCTTCCCTTCCGGTGTATCTCTATTCTCAATAGTTCTTGGCGTATGAGATGGACCAAGTGTTTTGTCTCAGTCGTATTTGAGTTTGCCAATTGCCCCCCCATTCTTGCCAATTGCCCCCCGTTGAAAAAACAGAACAATACAAGAGAGGAAGAGGAGTAGTAAGAGAAAGACTAATAGAAGCCTAACACCCTTTGCCTCTGTTTGCCCGGATAATGTGATAAGGCCTTGATATAGATTGATAATGTAATAGATTGAGGGTAGATTTCTAGAAGGAGTTTGCCCGGTATATGAGGTGTTTTTGAGGGATTGGGTTGTGTTAGGTTGTGTTAGGTTGTGTTAGGTTGTGTTAGCGGATAGTGTGTGGTCCAGTCCCACTGCGCAATTGGGGGCACATGGTTGTTTTTTCACAAGTGTTATTGTCAATAAATTACAGGGTAAAACGCCATGCCCCTATGCTTTATCAAGCTATAGCCTAGCGAATTTGCGCCTGCCCGGCCAGCGAGTGGCAAACTCAATTGTCAAGAACACCCCACGAAAACAGTCGTTGAGAAAAGATAACTATTCCGTATATATAGAAAGATTGCAGTGTGGATTGCCCGCCTAGCGTATACCAGGCTTCAACCTGTGCCTGGCAGTTGGCCTATTTGCTTCCACTTGGCGAGTGTCTCTCCGGCATATAGTTCTTGAGCAATTGCAACAATAGTTCAAGCATTACAACGGACTATAGGCAACGCTCAAATATTCTATCATGCCAATTGTCAAGAAGTAGGCGGCAAGTGGCACGTTTGTGAATTGGCTGCATATCGTAGCGCTGTTTGCCGCCTTGCCAATCCGTTAGTTCTTGAGCATTCTACTTGATAGATGCTCAACGAGTTCTTGAGGCTTGCTTGGGCGTGCTTCTTGGCAATTGACAGGTGGAAGCAATGCGTACTGGGGTGGGGCGCCTGGCTCCTTGGCCGCTGTGTGGTTGGCAAAGTGTTGTAATTGTTAGGTTTTTAGGTGGTGCACCCCCCACTGTGTAGGTTTTTACTTGACGAGCGCAGCGAGCAAGCTATGTCTGGCATCTAAAATGAACGCCACACACTACAAAGCACACTCAAAATTTGCCAATTTATAAAACTAACACACTCAAAATTTGCCAATTTATAAAACTAACACACTCAAAATTTGCCAATTTATAAAA